ATACTTGTGCTATTGGTATAGTTGATAGTTGTGTTAGTGATTGTTGAGACGTGATGTTTTGAGTTGAAGATTGTTGGATATTTGTTTGGGATTGTTGAGAAGTAATGTTTTGAGTTGAAGATTGTTGCGCGGCCTGTGATGCAACCATATCTGCTTGTTGTTGTTTCTGTTGTTGTGCAGATAATTGTGGAGAAGAAATATCAAATTTTGGTACTGAAGCAACTTTAGTTCCGCGATAATTCCAATCCCAACCAAAATAATTATCACCAGACTTTCTCAGAATTTGTCCCTGTCTTTCTGATTGTGATTTCGAATATCCAGTAAAATCCGTTCTTCCTCCAACAAATTCTGCTGCATTTTTTTGTAGTGTTGGATTCATCAATTGATTAGCAACAGAATTCATTGCACCCTCACTCATTCCAGTGGCTTTTGCTGCAGATTTTGCATCTGTTATGTTGTACCATTCTGGATTTGGAGTTCCATATTTACCCTTATTAGGATAGTCCCAAGTTGGTTGAAATTGAGTTTTTGCTAGAATTAACTCTCTTATAGTTTTTCCAGCATATGCACCAGATGCAAGTCTATTGTAAATTGATTGTGCAACATCAGCTCTTCCTTGAGGATCTCCATCTTCTCTAGAAGCTACTGCAACTAATGTCCAAAAATCAGATCCACCACCAGATATTGGTGGAGATGTTTCATACGGTTCTACACTATCGGGAATTTCCATATCAGATTCTTCATCGGAAGCGTCTGATCCAAAAAATTCAGATATTGTTTTCCAAAGATCATCAATTTTTTTTAATTCTTTTTTTGACTTTTCAGAATACTCCTCATCTTCAGTTTTTCCATCCACTTTAAAAAACTTTTTAATTTTATCCACTAAGTCCATTCCAGTTTCAGTAATCCATTTTAACCCATTCCAAACAGGACTAAAGAACTCACCAACTTTAATGATGAAATCTTTAATAGTTTGAAATACATTCTTTAAAGTATCAATAATCTGTTCAAGATTATTGAAGATTGCAAGAGCAAGAGATCCAAGTAAAACATTACCAAAGAATCTCATTAGATTAAATTTATCTTCAGGTGCCTTTATATTTGGCATCTTGAACGGTTTTTTCTTCGAGTCCTTTTCTAATTTTTCTTCTCTTTTCTTTTTCTCATCTACTCTTTCTTCTTGTTTTTTATTGGACTCTTCTTCTTTTTGAGTTTGATTTCTATTCTTTAAAGTATCAATAATACCTTGAAGAGTCTCACCGACTCTATCAAAAATATCATCTAATCTACCAGACTTTACATCTTTCTTTACCTCAGCGGCAGGGGGAAGTGCTTTGATTTCTGCTGGTGGAAGAAATAGATTAGTTGATATAGTTTTCTTTTTAATTATTGGTTCTTTTACAACACTACTTTGATCATCAACTTTTTTGATCGCAGAACTTTCTTTCTTATCAAAGAACTTGTCTTTGTTTATTTTCTTTTCTGATGGTAGTAATGCCTTTGCGGCAAATCCTGCGAGTGCTGGTAACATTATCCTACGATGTTATAGATTGCTCTGACAACCATAGTAGTTGCGTTATTCGGATCCTCGGAAGAGAACCTTGAAACTGGTGCTTGATTTGGTGCGGAACCACTTGATATTTGTTGTTGTCCACCACCAACTGGTATTGGAAGAGGAACAATATTACCCCTACCAGTTGGTGAAGGTATTGATGGTGTTGGTACAGGAGTTTTTGCTATTTTTGCTATTTCAGAAGACTCTACTTTTCCCGTAAAAGGCGCCTGAGCAGGAAAACCCATCTCAATAGGGTCAATAACATTTGCCCTTGGCCTTCCAACTTCACCCATCACTCTAGAAACTTCCCAATGAAGATGAGGCCCAGTGCTTTGTCCTGTAGATCCAACTCTACCAATAATATCTCCCGGAGATACTGTATCTCCAACATTAAGTGGAGATTGTTCTATCATATGTCCATAAAAATGTTCAACACCACTAGAATCTTTAAATACAACATAATTTCCATATCCACCCTCCACACCTTTGTCAGTAATAACAGACTCTGATGGAACTGTTAAACCAGTTCCCGATGGTGCAGCAATATCTCTTCCACGATGCGGTCTTCCTCTAGATACACTATATGCAGATGCTTTCTCCCCAATAGTAATCGGAGCATTTCCAGTTATTTTACTTGCTTTTAATATTTCTCTATCTCTTGCTCCTGCAAAAGGACTTACATAATCTGTAGTTTTTGGTGTTTGTGGTTTAACCTTAAGTTTTTGTTTTTGTTCTATTTTTTCATCAACTTCTTTTATTGATTCATAAAGTGCCAAATTTCTTGCAAGATCTCTTTCCAACATAGTTGTTGTAGTACCTGTGGCCGCGCCAACAGGGTCTAATAAAGTTTCCATAGCCCTATTCAATTTGTTTGCAGGGCTATTAATGGAATTCTCTTGTTCAAATATTCTTTGAACTAAAGAATTTCTAAACTCACTCTTTTTTTCTTCAGGTAAAGATTTGTATTGATTTATTTTTCCATCAAGTATTTTTTGTTCTATTGGTTGAGAAATAAATTTATCCATAGCAGATCCAAGAACAGTACCAACTATTAGAGATCCAACTCCACCTCTTGCGCCCCCACCTTTAGGTAAACCTCTTCTTATTACCTCACCTCCACTACCTGTTATTTTAGCACCCCCACTACCAGCTGGTGGTCTTGATTGTGATGAAGTAACTCCAGGTTTAACTCCACCAGTTGGAGCACCTGAAGCAGAAGGTTTTGGTTTTCCACCAGGCAATTTGTTCTTTAGAAAATCAAATGCTTTATATAACCTTCGGGTCCACTTAAATACATTCCATCCAATTCTCAATCCAATAAGAGCAAGTATACCATTAAATATTTTATCAAGATTATTTTCTATAAAGTTGGTAAAATCATCAATTGCTTTTTGATTCTTAGGATCTTTTAACCACTTAAACATTCCAAGAACAACAGAACCCAAGAGAACATTTGTAAAGAATCTTTTAATCGCACTAAAGAAATCATCAACGGGTTTTGTGAGTGATTTTATTATCGGTAACTTTGGTTTCTTCTTCTCCAGAGTTGCCTCTCTTTCCTTTTTCTTTTTCTTTTCAGTCTCTTTTCTATCTTCTTGTGCAGACTTTTGTTCTATCTTACCTTGACTTTGCAGTAGAGTTCTGATAGTAATCAGAGACTCTAAAATATTACCAATACCATCAATAAGATCTCCTTGTAAGTTTTCGGTATCAACTGTAGTTTTTTGTTGTTCTGGTGATACTTCTGGAGCAGTTGGTATTAACTTTTCAGCCTTTACGATTGCACCAGGAGGAGTTGGTTGTTTACGATCTAATACCTTATTAATATCAACCTTTTTAGGTTTAACTTTAAATCTACCAGTCTTATTCCTAACTCTCTTAAATTCATCAGTGATCAATTCCACACTCTCAGTTGACATCTGAGAACCTGGCATTCTTGCTTTGACAGATGCTTCCTTAAGAAGAGATGCATACTCCTCATAAGTTAAATCAAAAACATCTTCCAATCCCAAGATGGAAAGAATTTGAGAGTCTATGTCTTCCTCTACGAGGTCCTCTGGTTTCTTGGGAACAACAGCAAGTGCAGAGGATGATCGTGGCGCATCCTCATTTTTAATACTCTCCAACAAATCATCCAATCCAGGGATGTTATCATCACCCTCTTCTTGAATGTTCTTAAGTAGATCGTCTAAACTGGGGATGTTATCAGCCATTCTGCTGTTGTCTTAGTTTTTCATCTTCCAGATGTTGTTGTAATAAACCAATATAGACATCTCGTTCCCAAGGGATCAAGTTTTCAACCTCTGTTAATGAATATTTATGGAACTGCATCAAAGCAAAGTTAATCTTATAATAGTTCTCAAGGTCCATATGGACCATTCCTATGCGAAAAAACTTGATAACCCTTCTAATACTACAGTACTTTCTACTTTTGTCTTTGGATTTGTAAACGTAATCTCATGAGATAACTTAGGCATTGTCTCAAAGAACTTTTCAACCTCTTTAAACTGGATTGAATTCATCTGTTCTAAAAACTCAACCAATTCCTTTTTGGTTACATCAGCAGCAACCCAAACTTCCTCTTCACTATAAATCTTATCTACGCAAGAAGCAATCAAATCAAAAGACTGATCGATACCAACATTTCCTGACATATCAAAGTTGTTCTTGATGAACTGATCAAGTGATGGATACTTCATTTCCATCATCAGATTATCATCGAGTCTAATCTTGTTAGTATGGTCCTCTGCCTTTTGAACTTTAATCTCATCAATATTGATCGTTACAGGTACTGATGTTTCTCCATCATCAGGTGCAATCAGATTAACTTCAATCTGTTCACCAACGGACTTACCACGAATGTTCAAGAACAAGTATTCAATATCAAAGGTGGGAAGTGACTCTACTTTAATACCTTTTGTCTGAATACAATTCTTTAATACTGCTTTAATTGCATTTGAAATTTCTTTCGTATCTTCCGTCTCAAGTGCCAAGACCAATAGTTTCTCTTCTTTAACTAAGAATGGTCTGTACTTGATTGGTTTTCCTGTAGATGGCAACTCAAGTTCATAAGTTGGTGTTGCAATAGTTGGTAAAGGCATAATGACCTATAGAAGTTTCAGTAATGATATTTATTATGCAATGTCTCTGGTAAAATTCGTTGCATCTTGTTGTCTTTGACCTGGACCTTGACGTTGTTGACTTGGAGTTAATCCTCTAATGATTCCATTATTATAATATTCATTTGTAATTGTTCGACCTATCTTCGAAGTATTGAATTCTGTTACGGGGATTTCAAATCTAGGATCATTTCCAATATCAAACTGTCCAAGTTCACCGACACCAGGAGCATTTGCATTTCTAATAACTGAAACATCAGAAGTTCCACTTCTCTGCATTACATAACGAATGAATGAGAATGATATATTACACTTCAATACCTGACTTTGATCATAAGAAACAGGCATTGCAGTAATGCTAATCGGAAATCCATAAACAAAAGTATAATCTAATGTTTTACTTGATCCATTAAAGTGATGATCTTTTTCAAACTTTGAGAGATAAAAATTTATCTTGTAATTTTCAGCATACTCCATACGATGATGAACGTATGGACTCTTAAATTCTTCTCTTGTAAAAGTATCTCCAATTCCAGTGATATAATCTATCCAACTCTCAAAGAATTCAACAACTTTATAATCTCTATCCACATAGAAAGTCATGTCAGCAGTTTCATCATACATTCTACGATAGACCATCTTCTCACTCACACCATGATAATCGTTTGTGACATCATGTGTTGCTAAAGTTGATCCAGGAAGATTTGCTTCTGTACACAATAAAGAAATATTATCAATGTCTAATGTACTGATTCCTCTTTGAGCTACAAAGGTTCTAACCCCAGCAGGAACCGGAATTGTTAAACGATATAAAGAAGTGTGTGCAACATTTAACAACCTAGATTTGATATCACTTACCGATAATCTGTCTGGGCGGATACCTGCCATCTATAAATACTTCTACCGATATATTATGTATAATGGCAGAAAGCATAAAGAGTCGTTATAAACCAGAGTATCCAAGAAAGTACAAGGGTGACCCCAATAATATCATCTGTCGTAGTAGTTGGGAACGTCGTTTCTGTCGGTGGTGTGATTTAAATGAGAACATCTTAGAATGGGGATCAGAAGAGTTCTTTATTCCTTATTTTGATCCTACCACTAGTAGAGTCAGAAGATACTTTCCAGACTTCATTATCAAAGTTCGTGAACAGTCTGGTGAGATCAAAAAGTATGTGATTGAAATTAAACCAAAGAGACAAACAATGCCTCCTGTTCAAACAAGTAAAAAGAGAATAAGAACATTCATCAACGAAGTTAAAACTTATGCGGTGAATGAGGCAAAATGGAAAGCTGCAAAAGAATGGTGTGCAGATAGAATGCTTGAGTTTCGTATTATCACAGAGAACGAACTGGGTATAGGTTAATGTCAAAAGGTTTTGGACAAAATATTCAAACTCAATCACCGAGAGTATCGCAACTGAAAAGAAAGTTAGATGGATCCGAAGATGCCGATCTGATTATGATGAGCATTATGGAAGTGTTTAGGGAGATAGAATATGTCCCAGACCCTGGAAATTATTATACCTTTATATACATACCAAAAACTCCAGAGATTACTTACGATGAACATCCATTAGTTGCAGTAACAGAGGTTCAACGATGGGGATTCAAAGGTTTCAACTATCATTGGAGAATGATGAGAAACTATACATGGCAAGAAGTTGCAGGAGCACTTCACTTGGTGAGACCAAATGAAATTGATTACCTACGTTCATTACCTTATGGGAAAATCAGGACTAAATAGATAAAAAAGTCTATAATGGCACGTAGTAGACCGTATTCTCTTGGAAACGGGTCATTTGTAACCGATGATTTTACGGTACAAAGAACTCCACAAATTCCAATACCATCAAGTGAAACCGCGGCAGCTGCTGCACAAGGATACTTGAATCAAGATGGGTCAATTAACTATGTCAATGTATTTGGAAAAGGTGATTATGAATTCCTAGGAGCTACTGATGTCTTCAAACAATCTTTAGTATCTAATCCAAATTACTGGAATACAATTAACCAATCAACAGGTGGGTCAATAGCTAACGTATCTTTTAATGATCAAACTGCACAAGTATTATCATCAGCAAACTTAATTGATAGAGACGCAAATCAATCATTAACAACTCCAGATCCACAATCATTAAGATATCCATTAAGTAATGATGGTAACTATGATTTCTTAAAGATATCCACACACGAATTGGAAAGGTTTGAAAGCTTACTTGGAGAAGGTCAACAAGGATTTAAATTACAAAGTCCAGATGAAAGACTTAGTAGATCTATAGGATCTGTAATTTCTCTTCCAATGCAACCAGGAATTTCTGACAACAATTCTGTTGACTGGGGTGCTGATCAACTAAATCCACTTCAATTAGCTGGTGCAAGATTGGGTGCTGGTTTAATAGAAAATCTTTCAAAATTTAACTTTGGTGCTGCAGGGTCTGGTGCTTTAGAAAGTATAAGATCAAGTCTAAGTCAAGCTGGATTATCAATAGATCCAAGTGATATTGTATCATATTTTGCAGGACAAGCAGTTGGTGCAAACATTTTTACTCGTTCTACTGGAAAAGTTATCAACCCCAACCTAGAACTATTATTCAGAGGTCCTCAACTTAGATCTTTCAATTATAACTACACATTTACTCCTAGAAGTTCTCAAGAAGCTGCAGTAGTTAAAAGAATTATAAGACATTTTAAAAAACACATGGCAGTGAGAAGAGATGATGTTGGATTATTTTTACAAACCCCATATGTTTTTAAATTAAGTTACATTTATTCTGAAGGTGGAGAACACCCATTCTTAAATAAAATAAAACCTTGTGCTCTGACAAACTTAAATGTTGAGTATACACCAGACGGTAGTTACATGACTTATAAAGATGGATCAATGACATCATATTCCATATCAATGCAGTTTTCTGAATTGACTCCAATTTATGCAGACGACTACGATACTCCTATAGGTTCACAAGGAATGGGTTACTAAAAATGACAAGACCTTACTTCAGACAAGTACCAAACTTTGAATATGTCAATCGTAATGCAGACAATCTTGACATCTCAAATTACATTGAAGTAAAGAACCTTTTCAAGAAAGGAAAACTTCGTCCAGATATTTTTGGTAACTTAAACTTCTTTACAAAGTATAAGATTATTGGTGACGAAAGACCAGATAATGTTGCATATAAACTTTACAAGGATTCAACATTGGATTGGGTTGTTCTTTTATCAAATAATATTCTCAACATTCAAACAGAATGGCCCCTACCCCAGACATCCTTCGATCAAATACTCTTGGATAAGTATGGTTCTTATGAAAATCTATACTCCGGAGTTCATCACTATGAAACAGTAGAAGTTAAAAACTCTAGAGGTATTACTGTTCTTCCTGCAGGATTCCAAACTCCAAATACATGGAGAACAAATGGAAACTTTATTCAAGTAACTAAGACATCTATCAGTCAAATCTTTGCGGGTAGTGCTGGAGTTGCATCCACAACTGTTACGGTAACTCTAAACAATGGTATTCAAGGATTAAGTGTTGGTGATCAAGTAAGTATAAACAACGTATCAGAATCTGTATTCAATGGTAGATTTGTAGTAACTTCAGTTTTGGCTCCATTCGATGATATCGCTGTCGTATTTACTTATGAATTACCATCTGTTCCTGCAGTTGCAGATCCAACAATCAATGGAACAGAAGAAGTTCTGTTTACTGTAGAAGGAAACCTTGGAGTTGGTAACGCATATTACTATGAGTACTATGATGATGGTCTTGGATATTATGTGACGTTACCCTCCACAGAAATAGTTGTTGCAGTTACAAACTATCAGTATGAATCTGAGATAGAAGATAACAAGAGAAACATTTTTGCACTCAAACCAGAGTATCTCAATGTAGTCTTTAATGACATTGATGATATCATGCCATACAAAAAAGGTAGCACTCAATACGTGAGTGCTACCCTGAAGAGGGGAGACAATATTAGACTGTTTGAGTAATCAGTCTTCTGCCAACCTCTGGAAGTAACTCAGAGCATCATCCTCATCTTCATCGGGAGTTTCAATCTTCGGAAGTGATGGAGACTTACTACGAGCAAAGGACTCTTCGAGTTCTGCAATCACACTCTCTTCTTTAGAAGGAGTTTGTGTATAAGACTCATAATCATCCTCTTGTTCTTGGACTGCTGCACGAGCAGACTTTTGACCTAGAACATACTTGAGACGCTTCTCAAGATCCTCATAAGACTTGAACTGATCAGGAGCAACGATTGCAGAGAGAGAATACTCTTTCTTCCACAGTGCTTCCAGTGCGTCATCATCATCCATCAGTGCAGAGGAAGAATCAAACTCAGACTTATCATAGTTCCAGTAACCTTCAACCTTACGAATCTTCAGACGGAAGTTAGCACCACCCCAGAAGTCAAAGGGGTTGATTGGTTCTTCATCTTCAAACTCAGGTTGCATTGCATTCAGGATCTTATCAAAGATCTTTTTACCGAACTTGAACAGGAAGACCTTACCTTCGTTCTCGGGATGTGCAGGATCCTTTACAACATAAATGTTGCTGTAGTAAGACAGTTTGCGTTTCTGTTTACGAACGGTCTCCTTATCTTTCTCACTACCACTGTTCCACAGTTCACGATTGTGTTCGGAAACAGGATCCTTCTGACCAATAGTAGTCAGAGAGTTCTCAATGTACCAACCACCAGGACCTTGGAATGCATGAGAGTACATTTTTACCCAGGGCAGTTCTTCACCTTCAGGTGCAGGAAGGAAACGAATGATTGCGGAACCAACACCAGTCTTATCCATTTCTGGTTTCCAGAAACGTTCATCAGCACCACCAGAACCGGTGTTCATTTTCTCTACTTCCTTCACCAGTTTCTCAGTGAGAGAACCCAGTTTGGATTGTTTTTTCAGATTTTCAAAAGACATTTGTATACCTCGGATTGTTTGGATTTGGCCTTTGTGTACCCCATCAGTTTACAGGTCTGAACCAGTCTTGTCAATGCGTTCTTTCATGGTTTCAAGAAGTTGCGTCATATTGTTAAAAATAACATTCATATCAACGTTTGGAGGAAGTCCCATCATCTGAGCAGATTCCTTAATTCGTTCTTTCATCTGAATAGCCTGAGGGTCATCAGAAAGTTTCAAACGAGTATAAAGAATCTGTTGTTTGTTCAACAGTTTCTCCAACAGAGCAACATGAAATAATTTTTCCTCTCGATTCATTCGAGGAAACTCAAAAACATTTCTGTAGATATCTTCCTGAAGATCAGAAATTTCAGTCATCTCAGCACGGACGACTTCAGAATCAAAAAAACTCATTTTCCTCCAACAACTTCTTTAAGTATTTTTCTGTAATGGAATACATCTATATGTAGGAACGGTGCATACTTTTTTATTTTTAAACTGACGGTTTCCCACACAGGATCTTTTAGTTTCTTGTCAAAGTTTTTCCCGAACAGGAATATCTTATCGTATATCACTAGAGTTTCTATACTAATGTTCCCGACCAGGAAACTTTTCAAAAGGGGCGGATGTCCCTTAGAACAGTCAAAGACTTCTTCAAATTTATTTTCAAATAGTTGTTGAGACTCTTCCTTAAACAAATAAGAAAGAGACTGTATTCTTTTCTGCCAAGACTTGTATCTTGTTTCACCTTCTTTAATCAGTTCACCGATCCATACTGTCTGGGGATCAGTGCAACTGATAAAGTTTGCAACAAAGAAATCTATAACTTCTTTGTCTTCTTTTTGTCTGGATAACTTCTCAAACCAGTATCTATCCTTTCGTTTATAAAAGGATTGTAACGATGCACGACTCTTACCTTGATACTTGTGATAATCATAAGAATCTTTTGTAAAGTGATTCTTCAGGGCAAGGTAAGTCTTATAAATATCAAAAGGCACCATTCAAAAAAGTAATATAGGAATTTTTACCGGGAAAATTTTTCCGACTAAAATGGAATTAAAAGACCAATCTGGCCCGAGAAGTCTTCTTTAAGAAGTTCAACTCCATGGCTTCATACTTGATCTTTTCCTTCAATGGTTTTGAAATAAGTTTCGGAACAGATTCAACATCAATACTATTCTTCTCACAGAAGTGAACGATAGCATCGATGTAATTCATATCTTCATTATGTTGTACGAGATTCTCGATCTCTTGGGCAAATCGAGAAGGACAGAAAAACTTATTCTCTAGTGCTTTTTCTAATTCATTCTCCATTTGACCTAACACAGTGATGTACAATCTTTTTCCTCAACTTTTATTCATTCTAACACAAGGGAATAAAAAGTCAAGAAACTTGTTGAAGTTTATCATTAACAAATTTCTTGACGTATTGTGTGAGTAATCTTATGTATTTTTTCTTATCGTATTCTTCATAGACTTCTACTTCTCCATTCTCACAAGTCATGATGATCACAAACTTTTTAACTGAGAGTCCAGTGAGTTCATGAAGCATACATGCATATGCACAACACTGAACGAAGTATCCATCAATCCACTCTCGTGGTTTTGGTTGTTTGGAAGTCTTAAAATCGATGATTGAAAGTTCTCCATCAAACTCTGCGATACAATCAACAGTGCCCGCAATACCTAAGTATTGACTATAAAGAGAGCCTTCAAGTGCATGGATATTATTTATACGATCCAGAGCAGGAACTGCAACTTGAAAGAGATGTTCTGAAATAGGAAGAACATCGGAGTTACAATCCATGTTCCTAAGATACTGTTCAATTAATGTATGAGTATCTGTTCCACGAGCAGTTGCCCGACGAGTTACACGATCTGCCTCTTCATCACCAACTCTCTGTCTCCAAGAAGCAAACTTCTCTTTATTGAAATGACTAATAACAGAAGTGATGGAAACAAACTTTTGAAGTTCTTCTAGAGAGGGAACTTTATAATAACGGACTCCATCAATAGTCTCCCTCTCAAGTTGAGGGAGATTCAATTCAACATGATTAAACATCAGAGATTCAATTCCATCTTAGCAACCAGATATTCCTTACAGAGTCCAGAACGAACAATATCTTCTACACCAAACTCAACCATCGACATTGAAGGCATGACTCGCAGAATCCTCATGAAGTCAACAATACCATTACGTTCGTTAGTCTTCACGAGGTCAGATTGAGTTGCATCACCACAGAACATAATCTTAGAGTTCTCACCAACACGAGTAATGATACTATCAAGTTCGTGGAAGTTCAAGTTTTGAAATTCATCTACGATAATGATTGCATTATCCAGAGTAGTTCCCCGAATAAAAGAAGTGCTCCAAAAACTAATAGTGCCTTGAGTTTTAAGATTTCCATAGAGCATCTCGAATGCAGAGTCATCAGGCATCTCGAACATGTATTTCACCATGTTCTTATAAGGAATCTGATAAAGACTTGACTTATCTTCATGATCTCCAGGAAGGAAACCAATCTCTCTTGTTGCAACCAGAGATCTTACAAGATAGATCTTTTCATAAGGCGTCTTCTCATCCAGAACATCACGCAGTGCATTGTAGAGAGTAATGAATGTCTTACCAGTACCAGCAGCACCGTAAGCTACAATATTCTGTTGAAGTTTATATTGTTTGAATAATGCCTCTTGATTATCTGTCAACGGTTCAATCGTCTTCATGATATCAAGATTGATTGGCTTCTTGCGTTTCATTTGTCTGTTGCTCATTCCAAATGGTACAGGATTCGGTGCTCTTTTACGTGCCATATATTAAATTTTAAAAGGTTTTACAGTTGCTCCAGGCATTTTTGAAGTTCTTCGAAGAACTTCATTCCATCCTGGATTTTTCTTTACGAGTTTCTCTTGCCACTCACCAATCTCACCGACTCCTGCACATCCTTGAGACCAATCTTTGTCCCAATCTGGATTATCTTTTCTCCATTGTTCATAGTCAGCAACTGACATGACAAGTTCTTGTGTATCACCTGTCTTTAAATTTTTAACTGGATATACTGGCATTGTTAAGAATAATGTATAGGGATATTTATTCGATAGTAATAGAAGGTGCATCAGAACACTCGGAACATCCTTCACGAGTCCAACCAAGTGCTTCTGATACTGCAGGGAACTGACACGTAAAGATGCAACGTACTAGTTCTGCAATTTCCATATGTTCCTTCTGTGTACCATGTGCAGAACGAAGATCAATGTAATGGATCCAAGACCTTACAGAACCCGTCATATAGAGTCTTGTAGGGGTCGCCAAGGGGAGTACAAACCTTGCACACTCCTTTGCGACACCTTTCTCTAGAAGACGATCATAGAGTCGTAGGGCCTGTTCAAAATGAATGCGAATATCTTCTGTCAGAGTCAGTTTCAAAGAATCAGGAATATCATCGATACTATTCTGACGATTCTTAGTATCCTGACGACGTAGTTCTGGGAGAGGAATCGTCTTACCTAAGAGATTCGTATCAGCATATCGTTGAGAAAACTCTTGATATGTAAAACTCCTATGACGCAAGATCTGGGCTGCAATACCTCTTGTTGTATTGATCTCCACAGTCATACTGGCCTGTTCAAAAATTGACCAGTGTTGATGTTGAATACAATACTTAAGAAGTCCAGAAAACTTTTCATTCTCTTGATTTGCAGGATTGCTTACACGAGCACAATATGCCATGTGTTTCTCAGCATCAGGAGTAACACTAATGAGTTTTACTTCTGGTTTCATAAACTCAAAATCAGTCTGGGTATCCATCATCGTCTTCAAAGATTTCATCGTAGTCGGAAAGGTGAGGAGCAACATCCTCATAGTTTAGGTAGGAATCAGTATCAGAATAAACTTCTGATTTTAAACAATCAACTAGAGATTCCAGATTCCTAATAATTAGCTTAAGCTTTTCTTTGTCCATCTCATTGAACCTCCACAAAGGTAATTATAAGTAAAAAAAGAGGGGTGTCAAGGCCCCTCTAAATTATTTTGATGTCATCAGAGATGCAAGAGATGCCTTATGACGACGATCCTCTTTTTGTTTCTTTTCTTTAATGAGTTGAAGTACGTTGAGTTTTTTCATTTGTGTCCCTCTTTTACAAACTTAACACCACGATAAGTTTCATTGTATTGTTGTGGTTGTTGTTGTGCCTGTTGTTGGCGACGAACTTCGGTGTCATATTCTACACCACGATATACTACTTTAGTCATTGGGTTTCCTCCAGAATGAGATTTTTATTTCCCGTTCCTTTGGGCGGTTTGCGTTCGTTATTTCCGAATAACGAATGAACGATCCGTTCCGCCGTCCTACTTGCGTCGGATTACTCCGATGAACGTTGTTTATATAGAAATTATTTTTTGTATTTTTTGTTACCGTTCAATATAACTCAGGGTATGATCCTGAGCATAGAGTTGATGAATAATCATGTCACATCCAATCTTTGGATTACAATCGCCACAAGTATAAACATCCACTGCAGCCTTACCCTCCTCAGGCCAAGTGTGAATACTAATATGACTTTCCGACAATAAACAGATTACAGTGACTCCTTGTGGTTCAAACTTTTTTGAAATAGTCTGAACCACAGTGGCGCCACTTGCAATGGCAGCACTTTCTAATAAGTCAATAAGAACACGTTCATCATCCAAAAGAACAAATGAACATCCATAAAGATTCAAGAGATAATGCTTACCCATTCTCAACTTCCTTTAACAAGTCACTGACAAGTTTTTCGGTTCCATCCATTTCCTTGACAGTAAACAAAGGAGACCTCATATATTTTTTTATTTTCTTATATTTTTTGAGAAGATTTTTTACTTCATCTTTATTGATGGCAACATCAATCTTCTCTTCACTAAAACCTTCACTCATCTCTTTTTCTTTTTCTCTGGTGCTTTATATCCCCACAGTTTTGGGTTTACTCTTCCATATCCAAAATCAATCTTACGAACTGATCCTGGACCATACTTATCATAATAAAAATCAAATAAGTCAACTCTCTTTCTACAACGAGTTACATCCATGAAGGTTTCACCATCCACGTCATACCAAATAAGGTATGCATCATTTGGAAGTGATGAATCTTTTGCTTGAATCATAGTTGCTCTTTCAAAGAGAATCTCACATCCATACTCATGAGGCAGATATCTTGTGTTTACTTTTTTTGAATCTGCCATTTTTCTCTCCGCAACTACACTCACGAACGATTACCCCATCGAATATCAGGATATGCTTTTTGTACAACATCAAGAGTGATATCGTATTTATCTGAAAGTTTCTTATCCTTTACAAGAATTAGAACTTCAGCTTCATTTGGATGAAGAGACTCAAGAATCTGAATAAAGATTGTTTCTCTACGAATCTTGGAGAGTGAATCATTACCACCTTTTACAAAGTTATAAAGATTCTTGTAGTCTCTACGTAAAGAAGAATGTTCTACTCCCAAAGGACTTTCATTGGGTTGATAGGGAACTTCACCCTGAGGAAGTAGGGAAATAATACTCTCATCAAAGTTCCAAATAAGAAGAGTCTTCAGTGCATCATTCTCATATGTTTGTAGAACTTTAATCTTATCTTCTTCAGAATCTTGTTCATGAACGAGATCGAGAATCTCATTCATAAAAGGATTTGGTGGAAGTTTTTTAATTTCTTTTGGTTGAGTAGAACTGACTGCAGGTTTTTTAGTTCTAGTCGTCGTCCTCTTCTTCGTCGTCGTATTCGTAGTCATTTTCAAATCTCACTGCTAAAATTTCGTCAGGAATTACATTCCCATGTTGATCAAACATTTCTGGGTGTGTATAAGAGGGATATGAGCTCTCATAGAAATGTTGCTTTGCCATCCATCCTATTACTCCACCAACAAAAAAGAACATCACTGAAACAAGAGTACCGATGGTCAGAGTTACTGCTAACATTTTTTTTCTCCGAGAGTTACTTTTTCCGAATGTCCAAATGAAATTCGAATAGTATGTGTATCTCTCTTTTAAGGAGAGAAATCATTTTACCAAATCTCATTTGAAATGTTTTTGGCTTTTCAGATTTCTTCCTCCTTGTTCTTAACAATAATTCCACACCCCGATTGATTTCGGGTTCAGAGTTATTTAGTTTCTTTTTTGCGTCTCCCCTTTCTTTTGTCATGGTTATACTTCCATGCATCTTCTAAGATGCCATACAAATAGTTTCTTATTTTTCTTGCTTCTGGTTTTGATATATGACCATAAGCTTCACGAAGTTGTTTATGCATCTCGTCAGCACCACCTTCAAGATAGTCATCTAAATCCATGACAACATTATTAATGTTTGATGCAGTTGAACTTTCAATAAACTCTTCTACTTCAAACTTCCTAACACCTTTTACTTTAAGGTAATCATAAAATTTCAGAACAAACTTACCCTGAAATGCATAATCAATTGCCTTCTCAACATCGTTGTAGACTTCGTGAAAATTAGTTTCCATTAAACTAAGTTTTGCTCCTTTAGATACTTCACCGTATCGGTGCATCCACCGATGTGTTGATCATTTACAATTACTTGAGGAAATGTAGAACCCTCACCAAATTCTGCATAGAATTCTTCTTTAGTAAAGTCGGTATTCAATTTGTATACTACATGTTGTAGGTCTGCTAATTGTAACACCTGTTCTACTTTTGTGCAATATGGACAACCATCTTTTGAATAAACTGTAAACTTCATAACATTTGTTAAGTTTTGAAAATTATTTAGTGTGTATAACTGAGGCCAAGTATCTCTGATAATCTCAGCAAGTTTATAAGGTGTCTCGGAACTAATCATTAAAAAAGGAGGGTTTCCCCTCCTACTTTATCTAGTTTTAACTAAGATGTCAACCGATAGTTGGAGCAGTCAAGGCAACAGGAGTTGCTTCAACTGATGCAAGATCGAGAGGGAAGTTGTGAGCATTGCGCTCGTGCATCACCTCAAAACCGAGGTTAGCACGGTTGAGGATGTCTGCCCAAGTGTTGATGACACGGTGCTGACTATCAAGAAGAGACTGGTTGAAGTTGAATCCGTTGAGGTTGAACGCCATTGTTGAAACGCCCAAGGCAGCAAACCAGATACCAACTACAGGCCACGCAGCAAGGAAGAAGTGCAATGAACGTGAGTTGTTGAACGATGCGTATTGGAAGATCAGACGACCAAAGTAACCATGAGCAGCTACAATGTTGTAGGTCTCTTCTTCTTGTCCGAACTTGTATCCATAGTTCTGTGACTCATTCTCTGTCGTCTCACGGACGAGAGAAGAGGTGACAAGAGATCCATGCATAGCAGAGAAAAGAGAACCACCGAAGACACCAGCAACTCCCAACATGTGGAAAGGATGCATGAGAATGTTGTGTTCTGCCTGGAAAACAAGCATGTAGTTGAAAGTTCCCGAAATCCCCAGAGGCATCGCATCAGAGAAGGATCCTTGACCGAAGGGATAGACCAGAAAAACTGCGCTAGCAGCAGCAACGGGTGCAGAGTAGGCAACACAAATCCAAGGACGCATACCGAGTCGGTAAGAAAGTTCCCATTCGCGGCCCATGTAAGCATAGATACCAATCAGAAAATGGAAGACGACCAGTTGGAAAGGTCCACCATTATATAGCCACTCATCAAGAGAGGCAGCTTCCCAGATGGGGTAAAAGTGCAGTCCAATAGCATTAGACGAAGGAACAACAGCACCAGAGATGATGTTGTTACCCCACATAAGAGAACCAGAAACAGGTTCACGAATTCCATCAATGTCCACAGGGGGAGCACCGATGAAGGCGATGATGAAACAAGTCGTAGCAGCAAGCAGACAAGGAATCATCAAGACTCCGAACCAACCGACATAAAGACGATTATCGGTAGAAGTAACCCAGTTGCAAAACTGTTCCCAAGTATTCGATTGTCGTTGTTGTGAAATTGTAGCAGTCATTTTTTTAGACAGTTAGTAAGACCATCAGGGAAATGGTGGAGTTACTATGCTCCCCGCACCCTCAGCGGGGATATGAGAGACGTTCTTATACTCCCATAGGTCTCGGTTAACGGGAGTTGCAAACATTAAAGAACTGTAACATTCCTTAACGTGTTGATGTATTTATCATAACATTGTTTTGAAACCCTGTCAAGACCATAAATACTTAAAACTGCTTTCCCACCCAGATGCCACGGGAATGGAACACTCCCATTAGGGAACCTTGGAACGCACCAATACATAATACACTCAAAGCAATAGATAATCACACTCAAGAATATTTCAAGAGTGGTGACAAATGGCATTTAGAAAAAGCAGATATGTTAAGAAAATATCTGACAGAATTAAAAACCTGGATTCATAATCAAGAAGGAAGATGAAATCTACACTTCTCCTTGGATTATTAGTGATGAGACTAATTACCAACGAGGGAATATTCAATGAAGGAAGAAGACCACAACCAAAAAGACAACCAACAGAAGTCATCAGATTCATCCGAAGACCAGCAAAACGCGGTAGGAAAAAAACACGGTTCTTTATTGAATAAACTGATCTTTATTATCTGTGCATCTATAATTGGGTTTGTTGGATTAAACTTTATTGCTTGCAACTTTATGATTCCAGGTACAACAAATCATGCAAACCTTTTAGGTGGACTAAAAAATCCTCCCCCTTTAGATTGCAAAGAATCTGAAAGAAGAGGATTTGAAACTTTATTGACTATTCTAACTACAGTAATTGCATTAAGAACAAGAGTAGAAGATTAAGAAGACCAAAGTTTTCCTTCTGCCTTCCGTCTACGAGCAAGACCTGTTTCTACTTTAGTTCCTGGATTACGATAAAGATAAAGAGCATCAGGAACTTTGTCCCATTCCTTGTTCTTCAAGACCCTCGTAATAGTATTGAAGTTGCTACCACCATAAAAACCTGCACCAAGATTATAAGCAAAAGAAAGTAAAGCCCCTCTTTGGTTGTCATTCATCTCACCCCAATAAGGTATTTTTTGTAGAGAAGGAATAAATCTTTGTTCGATATCAAAAATCAAAAGTTTATCAGCATACTCTTGAGTAATTCTTTTACCAAGTCTAAATGGTTGTCCATTGAAATCCTTAGTACTTCCCCAACCAATAGTTATTGGTTCTTTGCCAGTCAATGGGTCAGGATAAGCATTTAGATGACACCCTTCAAACTCTTTTATCAAATCAATGCCAACTAAAGAAATATTATTAGTTGGCGTTTCTACTTTTTTGCATCAAAGATTCTACCCCAACCATCATTTCCTTTTGGCACCCATCTGCGAGATAGATCACTTCTCTTATAAACAGCACCCTTTCCATTATTAACTGAACCAGTGTACCCATCATTCAATGAACCATATGGATCATTGACAACATAATCGCCAGATGGAGTTTTGCCGATCACTACTACCATGTGCCCTCCTGTGGGGTTAGATAGAGGACCGCGATGAAGAATACCAATAACAACAGGTCTACCAGAGGCAAGCTCTCTATCAAGATCAGCAAAAGTAAGACTGTAGGAAAAACTGGATTTAATGCCGTATGACGCAAGAACCTTGGTCTGAACCAAGTGATCAGTTGTGTCACCGATTGAGAAAACTTTTTGTACATAGGCGTCATCGCCCTTAGGTCCTTTTAGTGTACCAGGTTTGAAATACTCAAGGCACATTGCACAAGCAGAAGAGTTACAAGTTCTATTTGCATCCCTATAGTTGTCTGTTTGTGGATAGAAAGGAACGGGTAAAATTGATGATTGAGGTTTGTCTTGTTTAGTTCTATAGATTCTTACCCAATTTGATTCATCTTCCAACAGATCCTGAGACTTCAATTGCAAATCTTTTTCAAGTTGTTCAACTGCAGCAACGTGCTTTGGATTTTTCTCGTCGTAAAACTTGAAAAAGTTATGAAGATCTATGAACATTATTGCATCCAAACCCTGCGATATATTTATGAAAAAAGGAGGGTTTTATCCCTCCACCAATCAAGCAGCAACTGTTTCGCGTGCTGTAGATTTCACATACTCCAAAACTTTTTCTGGAGTTGTTTCTCCATAAGGATCATCAGATGCATTATCCGATTTACCAGGTTCTTCAAAAAGTTTTTCGATAATACCCTTATCTACAACTGCAGCATATCTCCAGGAACGTTCACCAAAACCAAGATTAGACTTCATCACAAGTTGTCCCATAGAACGTGTAAAGTATGCATTACCATCAGGAATGAGTTGGACATTCTTGATGTTTTGGTCTTGTGCCCAGGCATTCATCACAAACCCATCATTAACAGAGATGCAGTAAATAGCGTCGATGCCACTACCAATAAAGTCTTCGTATTTCTCTTCAAATCCAGGTAACTGATAGGCACTGCAAGTAGGAGTGAAAGCACCAGGCAGGCTAAAAATGACCACACGTTTTTTATCGAAAAGTTCTGAAGTAGTACGAATCACAAACTCTCCATTCTCACGAAATACAAATTGTACTTGGGGAACTTCATACTGTTCTTTACGCATAGTAACCTCCATCACCAAATACCCGGAATAATCTGCCCAGTCAGGGCATAAGAACCCATTGCGGCAACAATACCAATCATTGCTGCCCAACCATTAATACGCTCAGCTCTTTCATTCATTGTTTTTCTCCTTGATAAGAATGTTTTTGTTTAAGTTCAGGATTTGATTGTGAAGGAACAACTGGATTCCTTGACTTGTTTTTAATTACGATGAAAGCATCATTTTGATAAGTGACTGTTCCAAATGGTTTTGCCCATTTTGGGTTTGCTGTTGGACTAGTAACAGTTCCTGTGACTGCTACGCCACCAATTTCAACTGAGATGTCATCATCTTTGTCCCATCCAAGTGTTTCAAGAGCAATTGCAAACTGCCCTAACATACCACCAGTATTCATAACGTTTTCTTCGGGTTCAAGATTCCCAATCATCAATAAGTCTCAGAGAGTTGATTTACAGCATAACCCAGAATTACGAAAAAAGCAATAGTTGTTACGGTAAAAATAAGTTCAGTCATCAGAAGACGCCGAAGAAGAGTTTACCAGTGAGAGCATAAGAAATAACCCCAGCAACAATACCGACCATAGCCCAACGTCCATTCATTTTCTCCGCCTTTTCAGCATAAGGTTCGATACCATAACGTTCAAGGTCTTCCTTGGTCATATACATCGAAGGTTCTTTAGCAAACATATTCATTTGCCCAAACTCATTTTTTGTAACAGTCATTATCTTTTGTAAAGATTTACAACAACAGTATATATGAAAAAAGAGGGTCTGTCAAGACCCTCTTTAGGTTTTGTTTAGATTCTCTGACTTATCAGAACTTGAACGTAGTTTGGATCACGCCGCCCCAATTGGAAGAGTTGCCAACAAGACGTTGGTTGTCACTACCGTAGATGATAGCAGGAGTGACACTGATGTTATCAGAGACTTGATACTTATAGAAGATCTCAAGCATGGTAGACTTCTCAAGGTTCTCACCAGTAGGTGCCTGACCGATAGCAACGCCAGCAGAGTTACCATCAACAAATACATCTTCCCAAGTCAGACCAGCAAACCAGGACTGACTATTAGTAGCAGCACTAGGAGTACCACTTACAGTGTTCCAACCGTAACCTGCTGAGATTGAAGGAACCCAACCAGATTGAGTGGGCTGCCAGTAAGCATTCAGTGCATAACCGTTAGAGGTTTGACCAGGAACCAGAGTACCAGAAGCACCTTTCAGACCATTGTAAGTGCGAACACGGGTGCCTTCAGTACCATAACGATAACCGAAAGCAGCACCCCAGTTATCACCACGATAACCGATTTGTGCAAGGGTATTCAAAGCACCAGAACGATCAAACTCACCAGTAGAACTATCATCACCATTCTGTGCCACATAGTTTACACCAGCAACAAGACCTTTGTTTCCATACTGAATACCGAAACCAGAACCAACTGCCTTGTTATACACACCAGGAGCACCTGCTACTTGGAAGAAGTCAAGAATGTTCGACTTATATGCGGTAGGAATCCAGGCAATCTCAGTGTTACGAACAAGAGCACCAGCAGTCAGAGTGGTACTACCGTTAAACACAGGGAACTGGTAATACAAACGGTCGATAACAACGTTGTTGCCATTTGCACCGGAGGTGTTATCTGCCTTATCCAGTTTGAAGATGGAAGAACTGGAACCGAAAGGATTGCTGCTGAAGTTAGCAGAACGCAGACGAGTGCGGAGAAGATCAGCACCAGTAAACGAAGTATCCAGGTTCAGACGCAGATCGTAGTTGAATGCAGTATGAGTTACATCACCACCTTTGGTCTGGTAATCGTCAACACCACCAAGCACAAAGTTTGCTTCACCACGCAGTTTGGTAGTGGTAGAGAACTGAGTTGCTTCCAGTTCGGTAACTTGTGCTTCCAGACCATCCACACGACCTTTGAGAACTGCCAGTTCAGCAGCAAACTCTTTGGTAAGACGCTTAAGTTCGTCGGTAACTTCAGTCACACGATCCAGGCAAGCATTCAGAAGTGCTGCGGCCTCATAACGAGTCATTGCACGACCACCACGGAAAGTACCGTTAGGATAACCAGCAACGCAACCATAACGTTCCACAAGTTGCGAGAGTGCTTGATATGCCCAGTCGGTGGGTTGCACATCAGAGAATTGGGTGACACTTGTGACCTGTTCCGAAGAATATTGGTTCACTCCGTTCATATTAAGATCTGCGGCAATCGCAGCAGGAGTAACCATTCCCAGAGCAACAGGTGCAAGCATCAGTTGTTTGAGTTTCATAGATTGTTGTTTGTACTATAGGACAAAGATTAAGAATTACAACAGAATTCTTAAGTACTTATTTAGTATAAGGGATCACTGAAGGTGTGTCAAGCACTTGGTGGAGTTACCGAACTTTCAATTACTCTTCCGAGGTATGGATCATAGTCAGTTAGTTCTTCAACACTCAATTGAGCACCTTTTTGACTCCAGAAGTTCATTTGACCATCATAATTTCCACGATGAAATGCATCAATGTGTTCTGGGTGAATAGAAGATCCAAGTTCAATTCTATAAAGAAGAAGAGGAACACTATAAGTATTACCAGCGTTGTAGATTAAATCATCTGCAACTGGTCTGGGTCTTACACCATTGTCCAGTTTATACTTATCGCCACGGACATGAAGTTTCAAAAGTTTTTCTGCATGATGCCTTGTGATGATGTAACACGCAGTGGAAAATTCATTGACAAATCTTTTGTGAATCTTGATATGAATATCGCCCGTACAGATAATTGCAATCTGTACAACATCCCAATCATAAGGGATTCTGCAGTAGAAGTCATCCCAAGTGAAGTTCCAATACTTTACTAAATCCAAATTACAATCATCTTCCATGATGACTGCATAAGGACTATCAGATGTTTCATACCAATGTTTAATGGCTTTAAGGTGAGAAGTTACACATCCAATCTCACCAGAAGTCATCATCTCAGGATATCTACCCTTAACAATATCACTCAAATCATCATCTCTACCATCATATGCAGAAATGCGAGTATAGTTTTCAATTTCCCAATACTTAAATTGGTTCTCCATATACTCTCTTCTTTCTGGTTGTCCGTCAAGATTAAGATAGTATATGGGACCAAAGTTTTTAAGTTTATATGTTGACTTGTTTTTATCCATTATACTGTATAGATTGCTCCATGTTGATACGTGAATCCTTGAACTGGAATAATATTCTTTTGATTCATGAATAAATTAATACCAAGAAACTTAATAGGAGCATCTCCCCACCTCTTAGTATAAATTCCACCACACTTATCAATATAATTATAGAAGTTCATGTACTCACTTGTCAAGAACCAAGATGTTTTGCCCAACTCAAAGTTTGTATAAAACATCAATCCGTCAGGAATATTATTTGGGTATGCCTCGTTTACATAATCCCATAGTCCTTCAACGACTTTCTCATTATCTTGTTGAACTGCTGGTGCAATGAATCCATAATAACAATCATTAGTTTTAGCCCATTCAAAAATATCATAGTTGAGTGAAGTATGAATAAAAGAGTCTGTATCCAGTCTTAAGTAATAGTCATACTGTTTGAGAATATCAAACTTATACATTTGTCCAGAAAAAAATCTACACATATGTCGATATCCCATAGAAAATCCAGGATGCCCCCAAGCAACTGGACCATTTCCATGAGTTGGATGTGGAAAAAATTCTGGTATGTTGTCTACAATTTCTTTTGGGTAATCGGGAACATCAAATTCAATTAGTTGATACTTTATATTAAGTTCAGTTTCTACTTTTGACTTATACTCTTCGAATGATTCTTCACAAAAAACTACTAGATCAACCTCTTTTGTAAATGGAATGAGGTTAGTTTCTAGTAAAGACAATGATTTATTGAAATCATTCAAGTCCTCCTCAGAAGACCTAACAAGGTACAATATACAATTCATAGATATTTCTTCCAATCAATTACTGGGGACTGGAGATGATCACAATGAGTTGCATATCCTGGAATTGACGTAATCAGTCTCTTCCCAATATTACCAAGATGTACGAACTTTGCATGATCCATTGAAATCCCATCAGGAGATGCATCACTATAATGTTTATGAATATTATAGTCTTCTTTTAGATCTCTAACTCTTGCAGCATATGTGTTACAAGTTGATGGTACAGTTCTCCAATGAACTGAATCACTCACCATTACCTTTGATACAAGATTGTCATATCCAGAATCAATATACTTGTCTAGGTGATCATACAATGAGATATAATGTGTTGGAAGAGTAAATCCTTCCAAAAGAATTTCACACCATCCAGGTTGATGTAAATAATCATCTTCAAGAAAATAAACAATGGTATCATTAGAAAAGTTTTTTTCTAATGCAATGTCCACAGAGCGAGAAAAACTTCCTGCTTCATACCCAAAATTAATAATCTCAACATTCTCCTCATCTTTTAAGAAAGTATCAGAGATTGGTCCAAACTTTTCATCATACACAATAGTATAATCAGCAAGTTCGGGATTAATTGTTCTCTTAAAATTTTCAAAGAGTTTAATCTTATCAAACCAATCTGGTCTATGTCTATTTGGGAGAGCACTGTTTGGAGAATAATAACAGTGTCTCATGAATACTTGAATGGGTTTCATTTCCAATAATCGTAAATGTCTTTTGTTACTTCGTATTCCATATCTTTCACTTTCCTATTTGGTTGTTTAACTGCCCACTCAAACATACTATCAATCAGAGGTTCCAACTCAGTTTCATCAACAAAGTTTAGAAAAGTTTTTGCCTTTGTATGATCGCAGTATGCATGTTTAACTTCATGTCTTGGTTCACCATGTTCAATAGTTGCATTATATCCATACTTAGATGCAACTTTTTTTACAGTCTCTGCAGCCTCATTGATAGTAAAGTATTTGTCGGCACCAATATTAAACAACTCTCCACTATAATCAGTGAGAAGTTTATCAAATGGCTCCATGTAATACTTGATGTCGGAGAATGCTCTAGTTTGTTCTCCATCACCATAAACTAAAAGAGGTTGCCCAGTAATTGCTTTACGAATGAAAATACCAATCACATTACGATATCTGTCCCAGATATTCTGATACTTACCCAAGACATTATGTGGTCTGATGATATTGTAAGGAAGACCAAATTGTTCTCCAGCAAGTTTAATATCTACCTCAACAGAATACTTTGCGACACCATATGGGTCAACAGGCATAGGTCTCAAGTCCTCTGTAAATGGAGGTTGTTGTTCTCCATAAACAGCCATACTTGAGGTAAAGACCAATTTACTATTATAGTTAATACACTCATTAATAATATTTGCAGAACAAATTACATTGTTTCTGTAGTTGTAGTTACGAATGAATGGAGATAAACCTTCAGCAGCATATGCAGCAAAGTGATATACTACATCTGGTTTCTCTAACTCAAATATATCTTTTACTTTTTTTCTATTTTCCAGATTAACTTTGTAAAATTTTAAGTTATCATTCTTGGGAAGAAAAGCTTTATATCCTCCAGAGAAATTATCAATACCAATTACAGTATGACCATTTGCAAGAAGGTGCCTAGAGTAATTTGCTCCAAGTAAACCAGCAGTTCCAGTTACAAGTACTTTCATATCACGTATATTTTAAAGACATTAATTCTTGAGTGTTTAAAAAGTTTTTACCATGCCATCCAAAGTGTTTTGATTTATCAAGAACTACTTGTTGATTCCATGACGTACCAAATTCTATGCATGGATTCTCATATGAAAATTTAGAAGCTAATTCAAGAGGAGCAAATTTGATTCCATATGCAATTGCTTCTTCATATTTTCGAGTACAAAGAAAACTGTCTTCCCCAAGACCATTACAAGAATCATACTGTGCAGAAAATTCTAAGAACTTTCTACTTCTTATACAAAATCCACCATTTCCAACTCTATTCTTTGGAAAGTTTTTTCTAATATAATCTTGTTGATCTTTATGTTGAAGACTAATCCAACTCTCTTCACCAGGCCATGGAGCTCCAATGTAATCATATTCTAGATATTCATCATCCCAAAGTTCAGGATTGATTGGATGACCATCATCCTGAATCAACATCACATATTCATTATCTGTGTGTTCAATTAAACTAAGTACATGGTCATTATATTGATACCAATCCAGTTTGTCAATGATGTGTAGTTCAATATCATGCACATCAATATCCTGATGTGTAACTAGAATACTTTTCCCAAATTCAAAAAACTTTTGGCAATAATTTATTGCTGCAGCAGATTGATAAGGGTCAACACAATTGATGGAAATTAGATCAAGATTTAGTAGTTTTCTTTTTGTCATTTTTAGTCCAAGTCAAATATACACAGTTTGCTCCATGAAATCTCGCAACAGAACCACCTTGATACATCTTAACTTCAGCATCTGGAAACTGTTCTTTAAAGAATTGCATGTTAAAACTATGTGGATGTTCATTATTAATTGCAGTATCAATAGGTTCAAAAACCCTAACCACATTTGCAATTCGTTTTGCATTTTCAATTTGTAAGTATGGATCTCTTACATGTTGAAGAACATTAAAAAACCACACTTCATCAAATTTTAAACGTCCTTTATAATCCTCAAATCCAACAGAAACACACTCTACATTTGCATTGTTAAGTCTAGATTTTACGTTGTCTGGAAACTTATCAGAAAGTGGTTCGACGTTAACAGCTTTCTTCAAACCTTTACAGAAATAAGTTGATGGATAACAACCACCACCCGATTCTAAAATCTTTTTGCCAACAAGATCATTCTCAGGATCAATATTAAAATGATCTCTCAGAATGATGTATGCAGAGTTCTTATAGTTCTCTTCATTACCATAATCATAGTGATTAATCTCTCCAGATTGAGCTTCTTCCCATCTTTCTTGACTGATAACTTCAACCATCTAGTAACCTCCTGTCTTCGTTTTGATACTCCAAATTAATAAGATCTTTGTGACGTTCATAGAATATTTTCATATTCTTATGATTTGCTTTGAGTAACCAAGGAGCTGGAGAACCAGATACTCTAGTTCCACCCCACTCATCTTTTGACTCAAAATCAATCCAATAACAACCACAAACTTTATCCAGTTCTTTATGCATTCTATACATCAAATCATGATCATCCATATCCTGTGGAGAAAATTCTTCATCAAGATAATTTAACTTCTTCAAGTCTTCATGATTAATCATCAAAGGACCTCTATTTACTGAGGCACGAACAGCAAAAGTATCTCTTGAGATATTTGTCCTATCCGCATGATTAGTATGTATACAAATATCACACCAACAGTCATCTAGATCTTCTTTCATTCCTAGGTGTTTTGTACTGTGATTGAACTCCCAACCATGTGCAGTTCTTGAAGTAACTGCAAACACATCATCAAAGGCATCAAATGGTTTTTGCATTCTGAGATTCCAACCATCTTCTTTGATAATCATATCATCTTGAACGATGATTACATACTCTCCAGATGCACTTTTCAATCCAACATTGTTTGCTTTAGTTTCGTATACATCTGGAGTGGTTGCTATGGTAACATCATGACTTTTTCCGTAAAAGTAATCTTCTACAATATCAAAAGACTTATCAGTACAACCATCAAGAACTACGATCAATTCATACTTACCCCTGGTGTTTTTTGTAATTCCATCAAGGACTTGTTGAACCAACCACTCTTTATTATGAATAGTTAAGATAATACTATGCATTCTTAATCTCCACTAAGAATCGATCAATATCTCTTCCAAGATTTGAACCTGGATATCTTTCGTACCAATAGTCATAATCACATTCAATAAAGTTCCTAAATTGTTGATTACTAACACTCAGACCTTCTCGTATTGCAATATTGGTCAATACACTTTGATCATTACGATGTTCTCTAAATGTAGATAGTTCTTCACCCAAAGAACTGGGATCATTTTTAATAATTCTAGAATCTAAACAGAACTTCATCCAATCAGAAATGATATTGATAGACTGTTCAGTTTTCTTCCAAACTTGAACTCCGGCTTCCAATTGATTTGAGTCCCAATAATCTTCTTCATCACAATCCATCAAAATGAAACAATCTCTTTTTGTGTAATCACTATTCTTATTGTTTCCTAGAAGAAGAAGACAAAACTCATCCTCAGACAAAGTATTCTCTACATATGATTTTATGTTAGGTGATATTATGTCTCCACAATCACAGTAGATTACATAGTCATTTTCATCAACCTTTAAAAGAGCATCAAGAATCACATAAGGTTTCCAAACCCACCAACCTCCACCAGTTTCTTCATCAAGAAGACTTTGATTATCCTTATAAAAATCAGTAGAAATCAACCAGTCTCTGTTGTAAGAAATAACATTGAAGTTTTTAGAGTGAACTCTTTCTATAAAAGATTGATCATCTCGAAACTTTTCATCTGCATAATTTACTAGATGCCAACTCATTTTAATTTCTCCTTCACATACTCTTGATTCTCATAATACTCTATAACTTGATCTTTGGAAAGTTCCTTCAAATATTCCCAAAGTTGATTATTCTTTTGCATGAATGGATTATTGAACCAAGAATTTTGAGTTCTTTTATGTTCTAGATGATATGCATGATTATCAACTCTACCGATTGTATATCCTAAAATATTCCATCTGTGATGTCTCTCAACATCTTCCGGAGCATATGCAATGAAGTTTTCATTCTCCAGATATCCATCCTTATAAACCTGAGTATTGAAAAACTGAACCATTCCATACTCAGCCCATCCAAGTCCGTTCACATTCTGAGCGTATCCATATGACTTATCAAAAGTTTCTGGATTCAAATTTGAAATAAACTCTTTGATTAGTGGAAAATCTAGAAGACATTTCAAATCATTTTCATCTTCGACTTTGGTATCAAGAACTACCTTACGTTCACCCTTCTCACCAAATCTATAAGGGTAAACAACATCATACTTACCAGAGTCCAACATCTCTTTTGATTTTACATAAGAATCAACTGGAAGAATAATATCAGAGTCATAGTTAACCACAATATCAGTCGTGGTTTCTAAGATCATTTCATTTAATAGTCTAGTACGATGAAAGTGTTCATCATAATTTTCCTCAAAGATATAAATCAGATTCTTTGTATCAACTATTGATTCAATCAAAGGTCTAGCCCAAGTATTGAACTTGGACATATCATCAGATTCTTTAATAATAACCTTACAGTCAAACTTACTTAACAAAAAAGAGGTTGATAGGATGATATTACGAAGTCTATCATCACTATCAATCCTTAATGGAATAATAAAAGTTACATTACTTAAGTCTATCATATCTTAATCCACCTATCAGGAACCAAATCTTTAGTATCGTTTTGATCACTCAATGGTGGACCGAACCATCTCTTAGGAGCAATGATTTTTTTACTATTAGATAACCAGGCTCCCCACCAAGAGAATGATGAGTTTGCAATAATGTGATAATCACATAAAGACATCAGACACATATCAAATAGATTACTATTACCTTGTGAGACATAGAATCTATCCGATCCAAAAATGTTTTGATTCAATGCCCACTTTGGATCGTCAGTAAAAATAATAACGGGAATATTAGAGTCAATCATAGAAAGAGCTTCTTGATAATATTCAAGGGGACAACATCCATGCCAAGGTTGATTTACATAATCTCCTCTACGAACATGTAATGAGATAACTTCATCACTCTCAATTTGACTTCTGTAATCTTTTGCGACTGAAAGAATATTTTCTTTAAATGTAAAATCTTTTTTTACATCTTCTTTGATGTCTGAGAAATACTTTTCAGTTTGAAAGTATCCAAAAAGATCTATATCATCAGGACAACTTTCATAAAGTTCTTGATTGAAATGAAAGTGACCTTCCTCAACTCTCTTATCTGTTTGATTATACCCAATATTCTCTTTTGGTAGAGAATAAAGTTCAAATCCCTCAAAGAGTTGATGATCGTGCCAAGGATCATTGAAATCACTTGGAGGGATCGTAAACTCGTATCCGTGTTTTGTAGCAATAGATTTTAAAGTTGCATACTGGAACATCTGGTTACCGAGTCTACCATGATGTCCCAAAAGGTTAAAACTGATAGTCATTTTTGCAGTTGTTCTTTGATCCAGAAATATGTTTTGCGAATGCCTTCTTCAAGAGTCTGTTCATAATCCCAACCTAATTTTTCACGAATCAGATCATTATTAGAGTTGCGACCACGAACACCAAGAGGAGCATCAAGTTTATGTTGTCTCTTTACAGGGATGCCAGCAACCTTAGAAACAGTATCTACGAGTTGATTAATCGTCACCATCTCTTCGGAACCAATATTCACTGGTCCAATGAAATTGGAATCCATCATGCGACGAGTTGCTTCAATACACTCATCAACATAAAGGAATGAACGTGTCTGTTCTCCATCACCCCACACTTCAATCGTTCCACCAAGATCAGGAAGTTCTGCTACTTTGCGACAAATAGCTGCAGGGGCCTTTTCCCTACCACCAGTCCAAGTCCCTTCTGGTCCAAAAATATTGTGGTATCGAGCAACACGTACAGGAATACCATAGTTGCGATGATAAGCAAAGTACAGACGTTCAGAAAAGAGTTTTTCCCATCCATATTCTGAATCTGGGTTAGCGGGATATGCAGACTCTTCACGACAATCGGGGTTGTCTGGATCTAACTGATTATGTTCTGGATACATGCAAGCAGATCCAGAATAGAAAACTTTGGTTACATTTTTGCCAAGAAAGTCATTAAACTTTCTTACAGACTCAAGAACATTTAGATTAATTGTAGCGGAGTTATGCATAATATCTGCATCATTTTCTCCACTAAAAACAAATCCAGCACCACCCATATCAGCAGCAAACTGATAAATTTCATCAAATGCCTGAAGATATCTGGATGGAACAAACTTATAAAAGTTTCCACGATCACCTTTATATTGAATGACTCGTTCTACAAAAGAAACATCTCTCAGATCACCAATAACAAATTCATTGGCTTCAGTCCCAGAAAATTCTGGATATTTTAGGTCCACACCACGAACCCAATATCCTTCCGAACGAAGTCTCTTCACCATATGACTTCCAATAAAACCACCAGCACCAAGCACAAGTGCCTTCTTTACATATTGACTCATAGAAAATGAATAATCTCTGTACTATCTATTATACAAAAAAAGAGGAGTTTATGCAACTCCTCTTATGTAACTCAGGCTCGCCACTTGTTTTGAGTACGAGAAAACAAGAAACTCAGCGGGAGTAACCTCCATCCGCACCACTTGCTCTTGAGAGAAGCAAGAAACTCATAGGGGTCATTTGACTCCACCACTCAGTTTTGAGAAACTAAGAAAAGTTGTATAAGTTTTGGTATCTCAATCGCGGCATAAAAACCACATAGAATTAAAATGTCCCAGAACTTATACTTAAGTGCAAAGGGAATTACAAATGCATTTCCTATACACTTAACTAATAACCCAGATTTTGGATCTCCCCATAAAAGGAAAAAGTATCCTGATAAGAGAAGAACATTACCAATGTATCTGAGAATATCAGATTTAGACATAAGGGGTTTTGCTCCCGACCAGTGCTGTTATAGTCCATCCGTGACTATTTACTCATCATCATCTCTCACATAACAAGGAACACGATCTGGATCTAACCATTTCGCATACTCAATATCTTCCATTGCAGTAGAACATTGTAGAACATTATCAAAAAGATAAATGTCATTCCAACGTTTGGTGTATTCGTTTTGTTTTTGCATACGGTAATCAGGTTTACCGTTGATTTCAAGAATACCCACTTCAACGAAACGATATCCTTCTCGTTCCAAAAGAACTTTAGGAAGTCGTGTTGTCATGCTACTTCCACAGATTCAAGGTCACTATACACATATTCCATAAGCATTTCATAATCATCCAGAGGATCACCAGAGAATACTACACCTTCACTTTCATAGTACCGACGAACCTTTTTGTAAAGTTTCGGATTCTTCACATCAAGATAAAATTCACCGTTTGCTGCACCACGAAGGGTTTGGATGTCTTTCTTGAATTTGGAATTGAGAGTCATTGTTTTGAATGTTGACCTTAGTATTATAAGGGTTTGACTTGGAGAAGTCAAGATGGACAGAAGAGTTTCTGTCCTAGTGCTCCTTGTCAGGATCGAACTGACCTTTCTTCTGTTATGAGCAGAGTGCTTTCACCAGAGAGCTAAAGGAGCAAGTAGGACTGCTGGGAATTGAACCCAGTTCACACCGTTATAAGCAGTGGGCCTTAGCCAATAGGCGACAGTCCCGAGAAAATTATGAACCTTCTTCGTGGTTGGTGTGAATGCGTATTATATCCTCACTCACACCACATTCTTCAAATACTTCTACCACTTCTTTATATGGCACCATAACTGCACTACCATGTTCACTTGTTATGATAAACGATTCTCCTTGTTCTACTCTATCCATAAGATTATCAAAGTCAGTTTGAAACTCTTCTACAGTGAATGATTGAAGTTCAGAAATTTCTTGCATTTTCATAAAGTGAGTTTTATGATCGGGGTGACAGGATTCGAACCTACGACTTCTGCTTCCCAAAAGCAGCGCTCTACCAAACTGAGCTACACCCCGTTATTTGTTTTTGTGTATGATCATTATACCCAAGATTGGAACCATTGTCAAGAGGTAACACAAGATGAATAAGAACAGATTATTATTAAGTAATTCCACAACAAGATGTCTCATCGTACTCTATGTATAATCTTACTTTTCATCTCCAAGAAACTTTGCCAAGGGATCTCTTCTAGTCTTAACTATCTCCACTGATCTCTTGTAAAACATATTATCTGTATTACCAGATGCTTCAAATGTTTCCTTTATACGGACCCAATTATTATAGGTATGTTGGTCCATGTCTGTGATTCGTATTACTAATATATACTAATCACTGGTTTTTCAAAGTCAACTATATGTCAGGATTCTGTAACACTGCGATACAGAAAACGAAACAAAATCTTAAATCTGTATCTTATGTAACGGAAGGTAGGCGAATCGAACGCCTAAGGGCTTTAACACCTCGACTGTTTTCAAGACAGCTGCCGTCACCTATCGGCTTGACCTTCCTATCGAATCTCAAAGTCCAGTTTACGAACTTTGCGTTGTCTCCTTGCTTCCTGAAAAGCAAGATCTTGAGAAGTCAGAACATTTCTTTGTTCTTTCTGTGTAGAGTTTACCATAACTACTCTACTTAAGTCAACAGCTGAAACACTGTCACCTTTGACAGTCATAGTATTTGGACAACCACACACCTGAGTTTTATTCGTGCTGGTTATCTCCTTGTTGCAATCTCGGCATCTCACGATTAACATCTTGCAATAATCTCCTAATCTCTAATAGTTCTAACTTAATAATATCAAGTTCCTCATGAATATCTTGATGATGAAACCTCAAAGGTTTTTGAATAAGTTTGTTAAAGGTTTTCTTTTTCATTCTTTCAAATACGATCGTAACATCCAAACAAATTTGCCATGTGTTTCAATTAAATCCTGAGCAATATTTGATGTAGTATATTGTTTTGTTTTTTCAGATTCTTCTACAACAGAAGTGAGAAGTTCAATCATCTTTTTATTGTCTGCAAGCAACTGAGAAACCATAGATTTATCAGTTGGGTTTGATGATGCTTCTGGAATCTCGCATGTTTCAATGACTCTACTGATTGGTGAGATAGCTTTCATGCGAAGATATCTCATATGTTCAGTCAATCTATCTAGTTCACCTTGCATTGTAGTATATTGTTCACCAAATGCTTCATGAAGTTCAAAGAAATCCGAACCAACCACATTCCAATGATATACCCAAGTCTTTTGCATTAAACAAAAAAGACTTGTTTGTGCTTTGTGTAATGACTGGTATAACTCGTCCATTATCTTTTTGAAATATTTATGATGGGAGATACTGGGATCGAACCAGTGACCTAATCCTTGTAAGGGATCCGCGCTACCTCTGTGCTAATCTCCCGTGGCTCCCCCAGTTAGACTCGAACTAACAACCCCAGAGTTAACAGCTCCGTGCTCTGCCAATTGAGCTATAGGGGAATGTACCTCTGTCTGGGAATCGAACCCAATTTCCAACTCCCTTGTCGGGGTGTCCTTACCAATAGACTACCAGAGGAGAGCGAGTGACGGGGTTCGAACCCGTGACAAGAGCTTGGAAGGCTCGCATGTTACCACTACACCACACTCGCAATAAGACAATTATAGAGTAATTGAGTATAATTGTCAACAGGCTCACCTGGAATCGAACCAGGGACGACCGCTTAGAAGGCGGTAGTTATATCCGCTTAACTATGAGCCCTTGTTGTTTACTTGTTTAGTATATCACTCCTCTTTACAGGTGTCAAGCCATGGGGCACAGAGTCTCATTTCTCCTCCAAGTTTCTTACACTCTTCAGAATAACATAAAGCTTCATCTGGAGCTTTCTCTATCAACCGTGGCAAAGGTACTCTAGGTGGTTCTGAGTCTCTTGTCAAGTCCTCATATTCTCTTATGGCTCTGTCTACATCCCTTTCAACTCTTCTCTTTATGATGTCTGGATCTTGGATCAGAACATCATTGATTATGGTCTGAGGGAACAGAGTCCTCTGTACCTCGTCTAGAAGGTCCCACAGGGTCTTCTGGGACACTCCTGTGCATTGTGAGAGGGTTGCTACGATACCACTGAGTACGAGACTTATGATGAATATCTTCTTCTTATCTGGTTTCTTCTTACCGAAGTTAAAATTAAACATAAAAAAAGAGGAGTAGCAACCACTCCTCTCTATTTATTCAGTTTTTCAGATCGTCATACCCGCGAGTAACAAATCCTAGCAACACCTTGACCGGGTGAAGCAATAGTAGAGAATGCACCGTAAGACAAGTCAAGGTCTCTACCCGCGATATAAGGACCGCGATCATTTACACGCACAATCACAGACTTACCGTTTGATTGATTGGTTACACGCAATCTAGTTCCAAAAGGAAGTGTTTTATGTGCTACTGATTTACCATAAGCATTGTATCTTTCACCATTGGCAGTTGTCTGCCCGTGATATCCATCACCGACTCCATAATGTGATGCGAGGGAACATCCGCTCGCTGCCTTTGCTGTTACGGGTGCCAGTCCGACAAGACCAAAGACAAGAATTGAAAGTGTTTTAAAAAGCATTAAATTTAATAGAACTCTACATCCCAATAGAAGGGGGGTACACCGCCCCTCTCGGGGGGCACCTTCCTGGGCTCTAAATCAAATCAAAGTCTAATAATAAAAATCCCACCCTTTTGGAGTGGGATTTTACATAATAAGTTAATATTTAGTAAAAGTCAAGTGTTTGGTTTACCGAATATCAACCTCTTGATCCCCCCAACCTTCTTCTTCAAGACAGAGATAATCAAGTTCTTGAACTCCTTCTGGAATGTTGATCCATTCATCAAACTCTTCAGCAAGAGCGACGGCATTGAACTGATCTTCCAATCCACCATGATCTGCAAGGTAATGGATTCGATTAATACACCACTCCCTCACATAAGGCACTGGTTCAATCTGTGTTTCCATAGTAATCTTTTCGGAAGTACCTGTTGAGGATGTTGCTATTGTAGAAGGCTGGTTCCCCGTTGTCAAGTGATTCCGTGAGGACGTTGTGGCAGAAGAGTTGTCTTGTCTCTTCAAAGTTTGTTTTGCCCTTTGTTTTATGTAATGAGAGAATAACTCTAACAAAATTTTCTCTGCCGTATTTTTCAATATCTTCTTTAAGTTCTGGGCAAGACCCATAGTAATCCTTCCAATTAGACTCTGATTTTACTTTACGTTTTTTCCCTTTGGGGGTCCTAAACTGCCAGAAATATTTCCGTCCTATGTATTGTTTGGAGTTTATCTTGTTTGTAATGAGATAAACAAACCCAAAATTATCCCCTATGTCTTCAGACTCGAAACATTGTCCTTCAGGTTTCTTATATTTCCACCCATTATTATAACTGCAACTAGTACCTATACTCATCAATAATGTCAAGAACTTCATTCAGATATTTATGAGCAAGTCCTTTAGAGTCCCAACTTGGTTGGTCCTTGTGCAATCTATCTTTTAGTTTTAATACACGAACCTTCAGTTCGTCTTTAGTGAGTTGATTTTTAGGCATTAAAAAAGGGAGATTACTCTCCCCTATCTATAAAATTTTATTATATTATTACAGTTTGAAACCACTAAATGTGTCTGTTTTCACATCTTGTTTAATTCCACCTACCACATAACTTTCAACTTCCGTTTCTTGGGGAGCCACCTGGAGACCTTTAGAGGAAATCCAGTGCTGAGTCCAAGGAAGTGGATTATTGTTTGCTGAAATATCGTACTGGGGTTTCATCCCAATTGCTTTAAGTCTTCTGTTTGCAATCCATTCAACGTACTGTTGAAGAAGTTTATCATTAAGTCCAATCATGCTTCCATCTTTGAACAGATAATCTGCCCATTTCTTTTCTTCATTTACTGCACGATCAAACATTGCATAAACCCACTCTTCTTCTTCTTTTGCGATCTGACGCATCTCAGGATCATCACCTTCTTTCCACTTATTCAGAATATTTTGAGTGATTGCTAAGTGTTGATTTTCGTCTCTTGCGATAAGAGAGATGATCTTAGCGGATCCTTCCATGAGCTTAAGTTCACCGAATGCGAAAGAACATGCAAAACTAACGTAGAAGCGAATACCTTCAAGAATGTTAACGTTTGCGACTGCTCTATAGAGTTTTCTTTTAACATCGTTAATTGTTTCTCTTGCGTATGAAACTCCTTCAAGATTGTGCATCCATGCATTGGATGTACCATAAGATTGTGCTGATTGAATAAAGTCATCATACGATTCAGTTACACTCTTGGCACGTTCAAGAATGCGATTATCTGTAATAATAGTATCAAATACCTCAGAAGGATCCGAGTATACATTCTTGATGATATAAGTGTATGAACGACTATGGATCATCTCCATAAATCCCCATACTTCCATACATGCCTCAAGTTCTGGCAAAGAACAATAAGGAATAAATGCCATTCCAGGTCCACGTCCCTGAACAGAATCAAGCATAATCTGATACTTCAGATTAGAAGTGTAGATATGTTTCTGTTCTGGACGTAGTGTTTGATAATCTCCACGATCCTTCTGGAGAGACACCTCTTCGGGTCTCCAGAAGTATCCTAATTGTTGAGTGGTCAGTTTATCGAATACAGGATATTTGTATGAATCATATCTCTGGACTCCAAGGGGTTTACCAAAAAACATTGGTTGTTTCTTAGTATCAACTTTTTCAGTGTTAAAAACCGTCATTCCTTTAATTTGTGTGGTTTCTTCCGTAGAAGAAATCTTAAACTGCACAGGATTCACACTCTCCCTCCTCTACTGAACTTAACTCATTAATTAGATTTTCCAATTCGGATTTCTTTTCTTCCACCACTTCATCAGTCTTGATATCGTAAGTATTCTGATAATAGGAAGTTTTCCATCCGTACTTGTATGTAGTCAAGAAGTCATTTGCCATAACTGACACTGGAACTTCATTGTCTGGATAGTTTTCTGGATTGTAACTCCAGTTACCAGAAATAGCCTGATCAAAGAACTTTTGCATCATTGCAACAATCTTGATGTAACCTTCATTACTCTTCATGTCCCACAACAACGTGTAGTGGTTCTTCAACGTTGCATATTGGGGAACAATCTGTTTAAGAGGTCCCTTCTTGGATTTCTTAATGGACAAGAATCCACGGGGAGGTTCGATTCCATTTGTGGCGTTTGACACAACGGAACTGCTCTCCGATGGCATTTGTGCGGACAGTGTTGAGTGCCTGAGACCATGTTCCAGGATAGATGTCCTAAGAGTTTCCCAATCATGTTGGTATGGAATCGATGAAATTTCGTCTACATCTTTTTTATAAGTATCGATTGGAAGAATTCCATCAGCATACTTAGTACGACCAAAGTTTTCACAATGACCTTTTTCTTTTGCAAGTTTGTTAGAAGCTTTCAACAGGTAATACTGAAAAGATTCTGAGAGTCCATGAACTGCATCCCAGGCCTCTTGAGATTCATATGAATACCCAAGTTTAGCAAGATAGTGTGCAAGACCAATGTAACCGATTCCAAGGGATCTACGCGCCTTCGTGGCGAGTTCTGCAGCACGTACTGGATACTTCTGATAATCAATCAGTTCATCCAATCCACGAACAGAAAGTTCACAGAGTTCTTCCAGTTCTTCATCAGACTTTACTTTACCAACATTGATTGCGGAAAGAATACAAAGAGCAATCTCTCCACTCTCATCATCAATGTGTTGAATTGGATAAGTTGGAAGGGTGATTTCCTGACAAAGATTGGACATTTCAATCTTATCTTTGAATGATGAGTGTGAGTTACAATGATCAATATTCATAATGTAAATACGACCAGTCTCAGCACGTTCTTTCAAGAGATTAAGAATAAGTTCTTGTCCACCAATGGTCTTTTTCTTGGTAGAAGGATCATTCTCATACCTCAAATACAACTCATCAAACCTATCTGTTCCAAATGCCTCATAGAGTCCAGGAACATCATGCGGTGAGAAGAGAGATACTTCTTCATTGCGAATGAATCTCTCATAGAACAACTTAGAAATCTGAATAGAATAATCAAGTTTACGAACTCGGTTATCTTCGGTTCCTTTGTTGTTCTTGAGAACTAAGATGTCTTCGATTTCTTGGTGCCAGATTGGGAAGTGTACGGTGGCGGATCCACCGCGTATGCCATTTTGAGTACAACATCGGACAGTCGCTTCAAACTTTTTGAGGAACGGTACAACACCCGTGTGCTGAACCTCGCCACCTCGTATTTTGCTGTTGATGCCGCGGATTCGACCTGCGTTGATACCGATTCCCGCACGTTGTGCAACATAGCGGCCGATAGCCATATCACTGCTAAAGATGCTATCGAGGGAGTCATCAACATCAACAAGAACACAGCTTGCAAATTGTCGAAGTGGAGTTCTAACCCCCGCCATGATAGGTGTGGGAATGTTGATTTTGTGTTTTGAGATTGCGTCATAATACCTCTTGACGTATGACATCCTAGTTTCTTTTGGATACTCTGCAAAGATAGTCAGAGCAATCATCATGTACATGAATTGTGGAGTTTCATACACTCCACCAGAACTCCTATCCTGTACCAAATACTTATCAACTACCTGACGAAGGCCTGCATATGTGAACAAGAAGTCACGATCATGGTCAATAAAGGAATCTGCACGTTCAATCTCTTCCTGAGAATACTTATTGTAGATATCACTATCATAAACCTCTGCAGATACACAATCAATAATGTGTTGTTCTAGAGTGGGAAGTTCTTTCATCTTCCCATAAAGTTGTTTTCTTACAGAAAAGAGAAGAAGACGTGCAGCAACATATTGGTAGTTAGGGTGATCCAGATCAATTAGATCACTCGCACTACGAATCAAAATTTCTTGAATCTCGGAGGTTGTAATTCCATCATAGAATTGAATACCAGACTTCATCTCAACTTGACTCGCAGAGACTCCTGCAAGACCCCTACACGCCTCTTCAACCATCACATGCATCTTATCAAGGTCAATACTCTCAATTGACCCATTTCTCTTTTGAACCTTTAAACCGTTACTCATATTTTCTTCCAGGTAGTAAATTTAAGTTTTGCTTCTAAACCAGAGTAAGTATTTGATTCTATCATAGATTGCACATCAAGTCCAGATAAAACCATGTCATTAATGTCCTTTTCAGTTACTGACTTTGGATAAATGACGACGGACTCTCCACTCTCAATTTTAGATTGGATTCGCCTGACGATTTCTCCATTACGTGGTTCGTTATCATAGATCCAAACAGGATTGTCAATGCCCCACTTACCAAGATCACCGTCAGCTCCACAAAGAGCAATCGCATTGCAAATGAAAGTTGAGTCGAAGGGACCTTCTGTGACATAGACAGTTTTGTCTTTTTGTATTTCATCGAGACCATAGATTTTTGGTGCGTCATCAGTAATCATTACAGTAATGTATTTAACTTTTGATGGACCTAATGCCCTACCCTGAAATCCGACTAGTGTATCTTGATAAAACAAGGGAATAATAATCCTTGGTTCATCTTTAATAGTGGAGTCAAATGTAGGTTTTAGGGAGTTAGTCCACTCCTTAAATTTTTCAGTGTAATAAAATTTATGTGGGTTTAATTTTCTTTTTTCCAGGTATGTCTTTGCATCAGGATTTTCTGATGCCCTGGGAAGATCTAACTTTGTCTTGAATTTTGGAGTTTCAAACTTAAACTCTGGTTCATCAATAACAAAGTTTTTACCAGTATTACCCTCTTTAAATTTTTCAAACGTATATTGTTTATGTGTATTGATATCTACTTGTTTTAAGAAGTTGTTGAAAGATATATTCAATCCACAATTATGACACTTAAAGTTTGTATTATTCTTTACCTGATATAGATATCCTCTCGCTTTGTTTTTGTTTCTTTGAGAATCACCACAGATTGGACAACGAAAATTGTATAGATTACTCTTTACTCTTTTGAATTTTTGTAGTCGTGGAGAAATCAAATTGATGTACTTAACATCAACAAAATCCATAATCAAACCTTAAAGTTGCGTTGCTCTATTATAGATGCCTGAGGTTCTGGTGTCAAGATTTCTATAACACGAGTATTGTTCATTAAAAAGGATATACATGCAATGGCCCCAATGGCCATCCAGACCCTTTTCTCTATCGTTTGTACTCGTGACACAAGTGCGTCATAATCCCTGTCAACTTTATCACGGAGTTTGTCAATTTTAGCAAAGAGTACAGAGTCGGTTTCCTCTTGCTTGGAGATCCTTTGCTCATGGACTGCGAGCATCTTAGTTACATTACTATTTACTTCACTTAACTTTTCGATAGCATCATCTATCTTGACGATGATGTCTTTTAAGTCTTCTAGTTTTTGTTCTAGTACTGCGACTCTAATTTCTTCTGCCATTGGAGGATTTGAGGTAATCTAACCAGCGTTTTCTACTACCAATTCCACCTGTAGCATACTTTCTTCTCTTCATTGTTGGATCATAACCAGCAACTGGACCTTTAGGATCTGCTGCACCAGTAAAACCACCAGAAGTACCAGGAGCATTTGCAACCATCTGCTCACGAATCATTCGAATAATTCTATCAAGTTTGTTCATTTGTCCTAAAAATCTTCTGGAGTTCTTTTAAACAATCTAAGTCAACGGGAATATCGTGAAGATAACATTTTGGATATTCTGGTATCTTGTTTAAGAATAATATAAAAGTTTTCATCGTGGACCAGAGTTCTCGTTCTATCTTAAAAAAGAGCATCGGAGTTGCTGCTTCACCAAAGATATTATACAGAACAATAAAGTGATTGATCAAAAGGGGAACCTTAAGTTCCCCAGTGTTTCTATATCGTTTCAAAAGTCTTTTGATGTACTTGAAATGATTTAGATCTTTATCAAAATCTTCTTTTGTTACGGCCTGAGGATTCTCATAATTCTTAATGGCAAAAAGGAGGAAGTTGTCCTCATTCAATTCATTGAAGATCATATATTATCATGCAGGGGGAAATACTGGTGTGTTTCCAGTAGTGATACCAGACATTGCAACGAGAGTCTCAGATTTAACTCTCAGTGATCCATTGGCATCAACATAAGTGGTAACTCCAACCCAACCCCCATGGGTAAGTGCATATGAAGTTCCAGTTGCCGCCGTCAGTCCACCTTCAGCGACACCATATACATATGAATCATCAGTTCCCCAGGAAGCTTCACTATACTTAGAATCAAGTACAGTATACTTGGGAAGTTGACTTACTCTAAATGATGTAGAAGCAATTGCAGCACCACTAAGACCAGCAGTTGATCCAATAGTAAGTTGAGTCGTGCTAGCAATTCCAACAATTACAGCATCTCCGAAATAGATACCAGAGCGACTTCCAAATCTAATTATATCACCAGTCGCTGCAGCTCCCACCTGCCCAAAAGTGGTTCCAGTTCCCGTTACAACACCGGTAGAATAATTTAATGATACTGAACCACCAGCACCAACATTATCATTGTTTCCCCAGAGTGCCATGTTTCTTTTCCGTAAAAATATTTGCTAATAATATTTATAAAAAAGGGAGACTTTTACTTTTCGTCTCCCCACCTCATATTAATTTAATTTTATTTAATCAGCAGTTCTTTAAAAGTGCTGTTCTTACTGATCCAGCAATAACATCATCGATGTCATTATCAGTAGTCTTTACATAACGTTCAAGTAGTTCAACCACAAGACGCTTAGTATGACAAGAGTTTAATGCAGCAAGAATAATTGGTTTTACAACCTCTACAAGTACGCCCATAATAACCTCCGTATAAGTGGATTCAAAGTTATTTAGAAAATATTACTCTTAAAAAGAGATTAATAAACTCCTTTTCTTGCAGCCTGTAATCTGGTTGTTAAGTCTCTTACCTTTTGAACCTGAATTTTTTTCTTTTGCATATCACTAGTTTTATCTTGTGATGGTTCCATGGTAGGTTCTTCCATTTCACGTATTCCATTTTCTTTAGACTTCAGTTTAGCAAGTGCTGCAGCACCAGCTTCTTTTCTTTCTTTACTTTGCCACTTTCCACCAAATTTTACTTCATTACCAGTTCCTCTATCTATACCACGCATATCGCCATATTTTTGTCTTGGACCTTCTCCTGGTTCATCATGTTCTCTTTCATTAAGAACATCTTCTTTAACTTGAGGGAGTCCTTTATGTTTAGTCTTTGCAAAGTCTCTTGCAGATTTCTTACTCATACCTGCAGCTGCCTTTGCAACTTCAGGTGATGGTGCTTTCATCTCACCCTTCTTTACAGCATAAACCATTCCCATAAACTTTTGTTGTTGCTTGCTGAGTGCCTTCTCATCAAGTTCAACCATCTCAATCAGTTCACCACCAAGTTCCTCAACTGCCTCCTTCATCTCTGGATTAATCTTAATCTTATTATTGACCTTCTTTTCTTTAACTTCTTTGTTTGATTCAACATCACCCATCACTTCAGCAAGATCTTGTCTCCAGTTTGAAAAAGACTCTTTCATCTTTTCTTTTTTCATTGCCTTACCAATTGCCTTTCTTCTCTTATGAAGATACTTATCTGAACTATCAGTATCACCATCATTATCAATATCAGAATCCTCTTTCCCTACTGGATCAAGTGCTTCCTTAGTTACTAATCCAACAACATTTTTATTTTTCTTCGTTACCTTATCCATGTAGGCAATACTTTGTTTTTGTTGATCCGCATACCCCTTTCCTTTAGAAGGAGCAAGTCTCTTATCTCCCGATCTTCTTTCGGCAGATGCTGCTTTTCTCATTCCAGTATCAACACCTTTTACTGCTTCGTTGATATCATCATCGTCATCATCATCTTCAACACCCATAGACTTTCTGGCAGCCTTCACCATATCCTTATTTGCCTTAGTCCTCTTCATTTCTTCACGAGCCTTCTCGTTATTCTCGTGACGTTTCTTCATATCTTTCTCAAGATATGAATCATCTTTCTTCTCAGCAACCTGTTGAAGATAGACTGCAGAAATATCGTTAAGGATGTTCATTGACATGAGTATAAGTGTGTTACTTCTTGACCTTATACTTATTTATGAAATTCTTAATACCACTATAAGGTTTTGCTCCAGGTTGAAGATTCATCTTGTCACCTTTATTAAATCCAGGAGTCATATCAGCAACATATTTAAAGTATCCACCAGTTCCAACCAAAGTGTTTGGCTTTCCAGGAACTCTCATCTTTCTTTCCATCTTAACTTCATTATATTCCATCACATCTTTAATCCAAGACTTAAACATCCAACCCTCTTCAGTTACACAAATAAGATGATTTGCACCTCTACGAATGATTTCACCAACCAATCCAGTGTTTAAGTTCTCAACAATATCACCAATTCTAAAGATTTTCTTGGTGACATAATGTTCACGGAGATTCCACATATCAAACTTAGGAGCAATCTCCCAGAGAGCATATCCTTCTTTCTGAACTTTAGATTTCTTTGCGCCCATTCCTTGACGGACTGCATCAAATAAAGAACGTGCATCACCATCATCAAGAGTCTTGGGAGTTCCTTTACGGAATGATTCAAAGTCATCATCCATCACAGCCTTTCTCATCTTGGAAGCAGACATTCCCGATACACCCTCCGCATCAGCATCTCTCACACCTGCAGAGATGACACGAATAAGATCAAAGTCATAAAGATCACCATTGTATTTCTGTGCAAGGTTCTCAAATTCTGCTTGACGATCAGAACCTACAACAATATTAACATTTGCATATCCTGCTTCTGCTGCTGCAATCAATACATTAAAGATTGATTTCATCTCATCATCATTAATAATATTATCTTCAAAATCGGGGAACATCTTTTTCATAAACGAGATCTTCATATCAGGATCTAATGGATTCTTCTTAGGATCCTGAGTTCTTGAAGGATAAATCTTAAGATCTCCACCAGTAGCAACCTTACTAGCAGACTTTAAAAGTTTCTCATGTCCTACTGTTGGTGGATTGAAACGTCCAAAAGCAACAGTTAAAGTATCACTAATCTCTCCAGTTCCACCTTCTCCTTCTGGTTTTGCTGGAGATTTCTTTTGAGTTGTTGTAGTTGGTTGTGGTTTTGCAGTTGGTTTCTTTGCAGGTTTTGCCTTTTCTGCGGGTTCCTTTGGTTGATCCTTCTGACCTACCTTTTCTCCCTTATCATAAAACTTGAGTTTTCCTGCTTCTGTTTTCGCAACAAATTCTCCACGGGAATCATACCATCCCCCGTGTCCATCACTCTTGAGGTTGAGTTTCCTCGCTTGAGCGGATGCTTGCGATTCTTTTGCCTCAGTTAGAAATTGGAAAAAACTCTTCATGGTTTATCTTGATATACTTATATTTATTAATATACTTTTACGTAGACACTAGCATTAAAATTAGTTTTTCTTGGAGAAGGATCCATACCAACTTCTTTCTCCAATTCCATTTCGTCTTTATTTAATCCAGTAACGTAACTAATGGAAGCAGCTGCTTCATATAAATTTTGAATTACTCGTTTTTTAACTTGCTCATTTGAAATGGAATGTATAGATAATCCCAATTCACCAGCTCTTGCTTTACTCCAAATTGCGTCTGGTTCACGCATTTTTCCAGAATCAAAATTGTTTCCATTAATTTCTTTCCATATTTCACCAACATATTCTGCAATTCTATCATAATGTGGAGCAATTTTTGAAACTTCTTTTCTTGCTTTAACAACACCAAGTTGTTTTCCATTAAACCAAGGATTAGTTTTGATATCAATATCATCATATTTTGATTGAATGTTATTAAGTTTATTTACCCCCTGCCTTGAAGTTTGATTAATAATTTTTTGAAAATTATCTGCACCAAGATTTCCCATCTTTGCAGCAGCATAATTCATTCCCTTTCCAGTTTGAGAATATTCAAGTTCTACTTTTTTATTGTCTACGTGATATTTTAACCTGATATGCTTTTCGGATCCAGGAACTACTTTACCTGTGATGCTATTCGGATTTCTTCTTGCTGTTGATGCTTTTTGTCCTTTGGCAAGTTCAACAGTTTCAATAGTAAAATTAATTTTCACATCTTTATTTCCATAGTCATATTCAATTGTAGGATTAGGAGACTTTCCAAGAGAAATTCTAGTTACATATTCGTTACTATTAACAATATCAATATGTGGAGTTTTTTGAGGTTTTTTTAAAGAAATTGGAATGATATTACCTTTAGAAAATTGATCTGCCAAAAATTGATTACAATATTCAAGAGATACTTTTGATCTTGTTTGAACTCTCCTATTCAATCTTTTTAATGCTTGTCTTCCCTCCAAATTCATCACCCAAATATCAGCAGGATTCCATTTATCAGTTTTTGCTCCAGTTTTTGCTCTCAAAAATGCAGTATATGGATTATTATCCGACTGCCCTCCTTCAAAAAGTTTATCATTATAAACTTTATGTTTTGTTCCTATTTTAAATCTCTTCTTTACCTCCATCATATTTCTACCTTGAGCATCTACCCAATTTAATCCAGAACTAACATCACCTTTAATATATTCAACAAATCCGGAAGTAAAACTAGTTCTTGTTAGATTAACACTAGATTGAGTTATCATATACCTACTAATTAAAGAAACAACTTTTGGATTTAAAGTTGATCCCGTTATTAACTCACCTTTTGTTAATGGTTTATTTGTAGATATAGAATATGCTAAGCAAACTTGAGCTAAGATCTCAGTATAAGTTTCTGTATCCTTACCAGAAAATCTAGACATCTATAGAAATACTCTTTCAAGTATTTAGAAGTGGAAGATATCGGACTCGAACCGATGACATCATCCTTGCAAAGGATGCGCTACTACCAACTGAGCTAATCCCCCAATAAAGACATTATAAAACCCCTCAACTAAAAAGTCAAGGGGTTAGAGCAACCTTCCGATTTATTTATCAGCGACCCATCTGTTTAGCATACCACTTCTCAAAGTCCTCTCTACGCTTATCACCTCTTGGTGGCATAGGAGTTCTTTCTCCACGAACAGGAGCAGATTTCTTTGCCTGCTCTCTTTCATACTTCTCTGGGTTCTCACGAGCGTGTTGTGCTTCATTTACATAATCTTCTTTTTTCAATTCTCTTCTACCATAAGTTAATGATGGTAAAACTGAAGGATGAAGTTTTTTCTGAATTATTTTAGAAATAGCATCGTTCTTTTTTTGCTTATTTTCTTTATTAGCTTCACCAAGAATAATACCAATTGCTTCCTCATCAATCACATTCGCCATCATCCACTCTGCTTCTTCCAGAGTTTCTGCAAACCCTTCTACTTGGAGAAACTCAAGAACCACGTCAAAGATATCAAGTTCTTCATTCTTAAGTGCTGCTACTCTTCTTGCTGCTTTACTGCCCTTTCCTCTATCTCTACCTTTACCTAGAGTATCTGCCCAATAATCTTTATTTTTTCTATTCATTTCACCACCAACAGAACGCTCTTCTGGAGGAGCACTTCTTCCACCACGCTTTCTCATTGAATCAAATCTCTTATCTAGTGCTTCATCAACTTCTTGAGGAGCATAAACTTCAGAATATGCTTCCATCAAACCCTTAAGATCTTTGGTATCCATTTTTTGCAAATACTTTTTTAGTTATTTATAAAAAAAAGACCCCGAAGGGTCAAACACCAAGAGCAGTACCAATACTTTCATCAAGTTGCACAATAACTCCACGAATATCAGAAATTCGAGGAGGAACACTTACTTCATCATAAGTGTATCCTTTTTGAGAATCAAATAAAACTTGACGAACTGCAGCCGCAGTACGAGCATCCATTTTAACAGTTACTTGCTTTTCTTTACTCATACTTCCTCCAAATAATATTTCATGTGTAAAAAGTTTTTGTTAGTATCACGGATTGTTTTTCCACGAAATCTAAAAAGTTTCTGGTTGCCTTCATCAGACACAACCCACATCACAGGTCCTTGAGGGGTATTTTGGAACATAAACTTTGATTTTTCTGGAGCAATAAAAGATGTTAGTGTTTTCATATTTTCTCCTTTTCTGTTTGATTATACCACACAAAAAAAATAAAGTCAAGTTGGTTTCACTATTAACTCAATCTTATCAACTAATTTATATCCACGATATTCAATATACTGACCAGTAGATAACCTATGCATAGATGCTGGAGGTAGATTATTTTCAATACTAAATTTCCTCATATTTTCAGTTTCAACAATTTCTCCAGTGGGAGTTTCAATTTTATATAAAAACTTACACTTACTTTTAGAATTATTTTGTCTATGAGTTTCAGATTGCTTCATACCTTTTTTACCTTTACTTATATTTTTTCTGTGTTCCTCTGTTTTTTTAATTCCAAGATTACTCTCACTAATTTTATTTTTTGATTCTTCAGTATGTTTTTTTCCTTTGTTGGATTGGCTAATCTTATCTCTCATCTTTTTTGGTAAAGGTTTTCCATAAAAAGGATGCAATTCACCAATTCTTCTACTATTTGATTCTGAAATATATTCACATTTTTTACCTTTATTCCAAGGAGGAACTCCTTCAGAACCACAATGCCCACCTATACTTAAATTTTCTAATATTCCACCATCAATTTTTCTTCCATAAAATTTAATTAAACCTTTTTCATAATCAACACTTTCTTGTTTAGTTAGATTTTTATGGAGTATTAAAATTCTTTCTCTAGGAGGAACTTTTATCCTTTTATGATTTTCAATTTCTCTACCTACTCTCCCTCTACCAATATAATAAAATTTTCCAAATTCATTACAATATGCATACACAATATAATTCATAATTGACTTTAACTCTATCATTATTTATAAATTATAGAGATTATAGAAATAACAAAAAAGGAGGTTTTTCAACCTCCATAAATCAAATATCCCCTTCTGCCCTATTTTCTGACTTATAGACAGAAAAAGTTCCTTCTGGATATCTTGCCGATAGTTTTTGATAATTGATTTCCATCAGTTCTTCAAATGTAGTATCAAGAGCAATACAAAGTTGAGACATATACCAAAGTACATCACCTGCTTCTTTTTTCATATGAATAACATTGTCTTCATTATAAGATTTTCCCTGCAGTAGAATTTTCTTGATAATTTCTACCAGTTCTCCACATTCAGCACTCATACCAAGAGCAGCAGTAAGAAGGCGAGGAACATCAGCATCAGCAGTTGCTTCAAGTTCAGTCAGACGAGAAAGAAGTTGAGCAAAGTCACTGCTTGCAGGACTTGTAGTTTGGCGAACGAATTCAATATATTTGTTTGTATCAATAACTTGTGTCATATCAGAATTTAAATCCCTCAAATGTTTTCTTTGGTTTCTTTTCTTCATAATCATACTCCTCATCCTTTCCATTGTCAAGGATATCTTGTTGAGCAGATTGTTCGCAGTCATAAAGACGCATCTTAGCGCGATCAATACCAATCACGAAACGCTTATGAATGGTAGGGTCATTATATCGGTTCTTAAGTTGTTTGACTAGAATTTGACCAAGACCTTCCAAATCTTCTGTAGAAATCAACGCAAACATCAAGTCAGCAGTAGCAGGGAGACCAAAACTTTCTGAGGTATCAGTCAGTTCCACATCAGAACTACCATAACCAGAACGAGTTGTCTGAGTGGCACTTACAATAGGAACATTAAACTCCACTGCAAGACCACGAAGTTCTTCTGCAATTGCCTTAATATAAGAATAAGAGTTCACAGAAAGATTACCTTTGTATCTCGAAGATGCACAGATGTTCAGATAGTCAATAAAGATGATATCAGGACGGAAAGACTTCTTCAATGCAAGTTCATTCAGAAGAGACTTGAAATGTCCAGAGTGTGCAGATGCAGTAGGGTACTCTTTAATAATCAAAGTACCTTGAGTTTTCTTGGAAAGATTGGTTACCTTACTTTCAAACATCTGTTTTGGAAGGTTACCAATATCTTGAATAGGAACGTTCAGGAGGTTTGCATCAATTCTTTCAGCAATTCGTTCCTCCGCCATCTCAAGAGTGATGTAGAGAACGTTGCGGCCTTGCAATAAGACGGAAGAAGCAACATGGCACATAAAGAGACTCTTTCCGACACCCGTACCAGCCAGAGCGATATTAAGAGTCTTATTAGGTAAACCACCTTTTGTGATCTTGTTAAAATATTCAAGGTCGAATTCAATTTTCTCTTCCTTTCTATGATAGGACTCATAACGTTGTTCGTAGTCTAACAGATAATCGTGTCCGATGTGTGTATCGAAAGATACTGATAAGGCATCTGAAAGAATACTTGGAATACTATCACGATTCTTTTTCTCATCTTTACCATCTGCAATATGGATTGATTCCATAAGTGCGATGTAGATTGCACGATCACGACACCACTTTTCAGTAGTATCAATCAACCACTCCAGTTCAACAGGAACATTATCCAAATTATTGATAAGATGAACGATTTCCTTAAAAGAAGTGTCATTAATGTCTTTACGATTTTCTACCTCAATACAAAGAACTTCTTTAGTTGCAGGTTGATTGTATTCTTGGATGAAGGATAGAATTTCTTCAAAGACAATTCTTTGATTTGTATCTTCAAAATACTCAGATTTTAGAAATGGTATTACCTTACGAATGTATTCTTCATTATGTAATAGGTTCCTAAGAATTAGAAACTCAACTTTCTCCATAACTAAATTCCTTACGTGCGATTTGATCCAGTTGTTGCATTACTTCTTCTGTGAAGTATAGTTCAGGTTCCTTTAGAATCTGTTTAGCATAAATCTTCTTACCATCAATCTCATATCGACCGGCTACATTCTTCCAAAGTCCACCAATCTCACCGAGTTCAAGAAGACCATAGTAACGATCAAGACCACGCTCATCGTAGTAAAGACGAACTTCAACATCTTTATTCTCTTTACTCAAACGCGATTTAGCAGTCTTAGCCTTGATAATATTTCCGACCACTTCCGTTCCATCCTTTTCTTTTTTCTTGCTGAGATAAATGATCGTACTTGCTGCGTATTTGAGTCCAGAACCTCCCCCCATTTCTTTCGTTGGTACATAAGCTCCGATGACATCGTATGTATGATTTGTGACAATGAGTGGTACATTTGCTTGTCCTAGTTTGAGTGTGAGCATTCGGAATGCACCTTTGATAAGTTGGGATTTAGTCATATCCCGAACTTCCTTTTCATTCAGTGCATCGGTAATTTCTTTGGTTGTAGAAAGCATTCCCAAAGAGTCTAACACAAACATACAAGGTTTGCGATCTTCTACTGGAGCTTTCAAATACATATCTACGGCTTTGAGTGCCTTTGTACGAAACTCCTCAATAGTAACAACGTTAACAACAACCAGACGAGTAGTATCAATTCCACGGGATTCTATAAGTGATTTAGTGATAGCAGCTTCAGTGTCAAAGTAGAGACAGTAACCATCGGGATTAGAATCAAGAAAGTTCTTAACCACGGCGAGAGAGAAAAAAGTCTTTCCAGTAGAAGACTCTCCAGCAATAGCAGTAATCTTATTCCCAGATACACCACCAAATACACTACCTGAGACCAGTGCATTAAAAATGTATGAACCCGTATCAACATAAGTTTCTGTTTCGTCAATATCTGATGCCAACTTAGTAAAGTCGTCACCTATTTCTTTTACAATATCTTTTAAGAAGTCCATCAGAAGAAAAATGAATCAAGGTTTACGGTTTTTTCTACATTCCATCCAATAGCATCAAGGATGCCTTTCAAGGGTTCTAGAAATGCTTTCTCAAATTGTAGTTCGTAGTCTATGTATTTGTCAAGGTTGAGTTCCTTTGGAAAATCTTGAATGAATGAGATCACATTTTCATAAATTGGATTTGGTTTCTTCAAGTAACAGAACTTGATTTTTTCTCCATTCTGAATAAGAGAGTATTTATTTTTGAGGTTTTCCTTCTTGATGTAGTAGTTGAAGAGTAATGCACCCCTAACATGGATTGGAGTACCTTTCTCATAGATTGTTGAGTTAGAAGAATACTTAGTTACATCAGAAGCTGATCTCGGAAATGAGATTTGTTCTGGAGGAAGTTTCTTGAACTCATTCCTACTCTTTTCAATGAAGTCAATTACATCATCTTCAGTTCCATTCATCATAAGTTTAAGTGCATCCTTAATCATCTTACGACAAGGTGCGGGAGTTGATGATTTTACTGCCTCAATACCCATGATTTTAAGTTTGGGTTCAGAGTATCGAACACCTTCACTATCCCATACATTGAGAATATAACGTTTCTTTGCAGTCCAAATACCACGATCAGCAATGTTTTCACGTTTCATGAACATCTTCTGATCATAAGCATTCACATAGTCAGCCAATTCTTGGTAAGAACCCTCAATATACTTTTCAAGTTCCATTTGACAGACCTTATCAAGGAACGAAACAATGCCCTCAGTAGTTTTCTCTCTTCCTTTGAATACACGTTCAACCAAAGGACCCATATTAAGGTAGATAGAATCAGTATCTGAAGCAATAACATAATCCACATCCTCTGTTTTAAGAATCTTATTCAGATATGTATTCATTTTTCCTTCGATCCATCGGATGGCAACCTGTCCACTAAGAGTAATGGCCTCCGCATTCTCAAGTTTATAGTAACGAAAGTACTGATTTCCAATGGCCCCATAGGCAGAGTTAAGTGAAATTTTCTTTGCCATCTGGATATTATTACACCTAGAGATTTCTTTCTCCAGTTCTTTGGTTGGAGTCTTCTCATACTTTTTCTTTGCCTCAATCATCTTCTTTTTGAAGATAACACGTTCGTTATACATCTTTTCCATAAGTTCTGGAAGCATTCCACGAGAATCCTTGCGGAACATTGCCCCATTTGCACAAACTGCATAGTTTTTATACAGTTCAAAACTTACTTCTTGGTTGAGAATTCTATCAACTGACGATGTAGGATGTCTTTCATCCATCAGAGTTTCTGGTGAAATGTTATACATCATAATTAGGTGAGGATATAGAGAGTTAAGGTCAAAGTTAACGACCCAATCATAAACTCCTGGTTTAGGTTCCTTTACATATGCGCCAGCATACTTCTCACTCTTTTCTGTCTTAACCTTTGGGGGAATAACTATGTTCCTCTTTTTAAGATAATTGTAAATAATATTATCCCACATTCGAACTTGATAGAAAATATCTGCATAATTAACCTTTGCATCATATGCAAGAGTAATTGCAAGTTCAATTAACTTTAGTTTATCCTCTAGTTTGTCTACAAGTTCTACGTCAATGATGTTATACTCAACAAATTTTTGCCATCCCTTTGTATAAAATTCTTTGAAAGTATCATACTCAGAGTGATCAAGTTTCTGTTGACCAAGTTCTTGTTGAGCAATGTAATCCAGTCTATAACTCTCTTGATTGGGAGTTCCTGGAGACCATTTGTACAGGTGCAGGTAATCAAGAACTGAGAGACCACCAATATCATAACAAATTTGTTTCCTACCATTTACATAAACTTCTTTCTCAGTAACCAACCCCCAAGGAGAAAATGATTTCATCACCTTCTCACCAAGAACTCGATTCAACCTACGACAAATGTAAGGAATATCATAAAATTCAATGTTCCATCCAGTAATCACTTCTGGAGTATTTCTAGTCCAGTAGTCCATGAAACTCTGGAGTAATTGATACTCAGATTCACATTCAATATACTTAACGTTTGATTGTTTATTGATGAATGGTTTTACACCCCAAGTAATAATATTTTTTGTGGTGTAGTCTTGGATAGTAATAGTAAGCATTTCCTCCGATGCGGATTCCGTATCTGGAAATCCATTCTCAGAAGCAACCTCAATATCAACTGTTACCAGTTTGATTTTTGAGATATCAAACTTGATTTCATCCTCAGGATATTTGTCAGAAATATACTGACAGACATAACGATCATTCCCATAGATCTTGAATCCATCTACGTCATCGTATTTTTTGTAAAACTCTCGACAGTCTCGAACAGAACCAGGAACAATAGGTTCTACATTCTCCCCATCAAGAGTTTTATATTTTGATTCTTTTTTACTAGGAACAAAAAGAGTTGGAGAAAACTCTTCTTTGAACATTACATGTTTACCATTATCATAACCACGAACGAGAAACTGGTTCCCGATCATTTGCACGTTGGTATAAAATCTCATTTAATCAAGTTCTGGTACTTTTCAACAAGGGTGGGTTTGGGATCAGAAATTGTAATAATCTTATCCGAATTAATCATGAATGTATTTTGATTTGTAACATTGACTAACCAAGGTGTCAAAGTTTCCGTATTAGTATCAAGAACAAATGGTTCGATCAATTTACAATCTGGTTCTCCAATATCAGCTCCAACTTCTTCAATCTGAGATATCAGAATTTGATTGTTCATTAGAACTAGAATCTTTACGTTTTCCATAGTCTAAAACTCCTTCTGTATACATTGTTTTTAGTTTTTCAATTGGTTCTACCAAAGTAACTACCCAATCAGCGGTAACTGGAATCTTTGTGTCTTTTGAAAGAGGGAACCAAGGAAACATACTTATCTCAAAAGCTTTATTTCCATTTTGATCCGAAAGGTTGTCTGGATTGAGAAGTTTTACTACACATGGTTTTGTAAAAAAGTACCCGATTATTTTTTCGTTACCATCATCATCAACTACAACCATCTCCTGTATGTCAGATATTACATCCTCACCAGACTTTAAAAGTGCAAGTTTTACAGTCATAATACTCCAATGCCTTCAATCAGTATACCAATAAAAAAGGGGGAAGTCAACTGGATTTTGCCAGTCGTTCCCCTGCGCCGACGATATTCAGTTCTATTTAGATATAGTCTTTACGTGCATGATGTTCAGGAACTACTTTTTTCAGTTCAATTCTGAGGAGTCCATCTTCAAATGTGACGTTGGAAACTTCTGTGTCGTCGGATAAAGTCCACGCTCGTTTAAAACTTCTTTGAGCCAGACCCTTGTGGATAAACGTCCTGTCCGATTCAATATCGGATTTTTGTCCTTCGACATAAAGTTTTCCATACTCTGTGTACGCATGAACTTCCTCCTTTTTGAATCCAGCAAGAGCAATCTCTAGATGAGATTCTACATTACTTATCTGAACAAGATTGTATGGTGGATAGTTTGATGTACTTTCATGAACATTGAAAATACGATCAAGATACTCATCCATTCCAATACTGTTACGAGTGATCTTATCTAGAAGAGTAGGAAGATCCGATGCAGTATAACGTGCAAGGTTAGTCATTATTGTAGCTCCTTTAAAAGCGAGTTTGTGTTTTGTGGATCCTTACGGCATCCAATACTAATTATACAACATTCATAAAAAAAGGGAGTGTTGAACTCCCTACAAAATTATTCGGTTTCCTGACTCTTTCCCTTCTTACCAATATTATATTTTTGTTCAAGGATCCAATCGTTCTTATCTTTGTATGCAAGAACCTTGATTTGATTCAGAGGTGCAATATCAGAGATAGAGTCTTCTTTCACTACAGTAATCAGTCCCCAATCAGAAAGAAGACGAGTAATACGGTTTCTGCGTTGAACATCATTCACCGTAAGATTTGCATGTTTACCATCAAGAGCAAACAACTCTTTGAAGTGAACAACGTAATATCTACCTTGTTTATGGAGAATATGACAGGATTGATAGAGTTTTTTCTCCTTACGGGATGCAACTCCGATACGAGTCAAAGTTTCACGAACTTTCAGAAAATCATCAGGTTCATTCAAAACGACCTCCACCATCATATCGGGAGACCAGTTTACTTGTGGTTCAATTGTTTGAGTAGTCATTTTGTTCCGCCAGTTTCAAGTCGTTGTTTAATAAAATCTAGTTGTTCTTTATTTAGAATCTTCAAAGCTTGAGATGCCTTCTCATTACTATAACCATAGTATTGTTTAACGCATTCTAAATCTTTGACTTTATCCTTTCGGAGCCAGGGAGAAAATCTCTTCCGTTTCCTAAGACTATTTAGATAGAAATAATACTGCATATCTTTATCAAGAAAGGAATACATATTCATTTCATTTGCAAAAAGAATACAGTCAATATGTCCAGAAAGACAACGATTGATGATAAATGGTGGATATGAACTAATATCCTCAGACAAGTCTTCTTTTGTAAAGTTAACGGAATTCAACCAATCTTTTAATTCGTAACTCATCGGATAATATCAATTGCATCAGGATTTTTATTCCAAGTCTCAAGTTCAGTACGGAGTCTTCCATCAGTCTTAAGACTTTCATATCGATTAGAAGCCTTTTTCTTCCACCAGTTGACAAGATTATCAAAATGAAACTTCTCATAATTTTGACCAGGACGTAAAACATCTTCCTGTCCAAGAATTACTTCACGAGCATTCTCAAACCCATAGTCTGAGATATAAAATCTTTTTTGTTCAGTTAGATTTTTTGCATTTACAATCGCAGTCTGGAACTCCGCAACCTTTTGAGAAGGTAAGCTTTTCTTGATGATTGCAATCATCTTCTGTTGTGTTTTGAGTTTGCGACTGGATGCATCCTCCTTCACTAGAGATTGGTTGTTGTTCCTCTGAATAAACCATTTGTTTAACTCTTGAAAGATTTCGTCATGGAGCAGAGGAGTAAAGTCACTCTGTGTCAGTCCCTTATACCTCATATACGGTTTTAAACCATCATACTGAGATGAGGCCTTGGTAGATCCATAAAGAGAGGTTGTCTCAAAAGAACAAATATCTGCACCATACTTCTTATTTAAGGTTTCACGAGCGGTGTGAGAACAACAGAGAAGTGCAAGGAGTTTACCTCCAAGATAATTAAATCCAAAAGGTTGAGTGGGAACAATAATGAATCCCATGATTGCATGACGATTGAATCGGGAAAGTTCTGGTGTTTGACCAAGCCAATCATTGCGTGGTTTTGAATTAATTGTAGGAGAACCAAACCGACAGAAACCAACAATCTTTTGTGTATTGGTTTCCATTACAATCCACTTTAAAGATTTACCAGGAATACTATCCTCAATTGCGTGGGAAGTGGTAACCTGAAGTCTCTCATTGAAGTATTCATTGGTAAATCCACCTTTCTCCCCAGCAGTATAAACCTTAAAGTTCATATCTTGAGGGTGCATATCAAATGCATCAAACATATCATCTTCAGGACCAATGCCTAAGATGGATGAAGGCATTTGATTCATTCTATCCAGTTTAATATTACGTAAATACTCATCAATTCTCCCCATATTAGAGAAGTAATCGATGAATTTATTCGCTGCATAAATTGCATCTTCTTCACTCAATATCATTTGAATTCACACTCACACATAATTTCAGTTAACGCCGCCAAAAGATTAATTTCTTGATCGGCAACGAAGGCGATTTGATACTGATACTTAGCAATAATGAGCACAGCAGCAGGAATGCTAGGGTTTTCAAGGGATGTAAGTAAAACATCGTAAAGACGACGGAGTAATACACTAGAGTCATTATCAAGATTATTGACGACCCACTTACGAACTTCCGCAAAGTTCTTTTCTTTGAGACTTTTAACGAGATCATTTATCGAAACATCAGAGAATGAAGCAAGAATACCCGAGTCAATTTTACCACCAGTAGAGTATCGTTGAATCTCATTCAGAACACGTCGAAAATCGGGAAAGTGCTTGGATACGAGTTCTGCAACGACCTTTTGATCATACTCAATTTTCTCCTGATCCAGGATTGATTGAAGTCGTTGAAAGAAACTTCCTGCAAGTTGAACCCGTTGTTTTCCTTTGATTGTGAAGTCAATGACAGCACATCGGGAATGTAGAGGTTCAATGATTTTGTTCTTGTAGTTGCAGGTGAAGATGAATCGACAGTTGTTATAAAACGTCTCAATATTTGCCCGTAGAAGGAGTTGTACGTCGTTCCCCGTGTTATCTGCCTCATCGATGATGATGACCTTGTGTTTAGAAGATCCCGTAAGTGAGACGGTCGAAGCAAAGTTCTTTGCTTGGTTCCGTACAGTATCCAGGAAACGTCCTTCGTCGGATCCGTTGATGACATAATAATCTGCACCCAGTTCGTTACATAATGCTTTGGCAATGGTTGTCTTACCAATACCAGGAGGTCCTGCAAGAAGGAGATTCGGAATCTCACCCTTCTCTACAAACTCCTTAAATGTTTTTTTAGTTTCATCTGGAAGAATACAATCCTCAATTACTTGGGGACGATACTTTTCCGTGAGAAGAAATTCACTTGCCATAATTTAGTTCAATCCAGAGGTTGATTTTCAACATTCACATATTCAGTTTTAGGTGTATAAGGAAACTCAATATACACACAACTATCACGACTAGTATAAGAAGCACCATTAGGTTCTACAAATACTTTACCTTGCATATCATATGCTTGTCCGTCTTTACCTTCCTTGAATACTCTACTAAATCTTTTGTTTTGGTAGGTTTCTCTATCACTATATTCACACAATTTCCACTCATCATCCTCACCAGTCAAAGGAGAAAGTGGTTCAAATCGTAGAAGTTTTTGAAGAATATTGATAGCATAATTTGCCGAAAATCCAGAGTGTCCTTCTTCGGCAAAGACATTCACAATTTTAAGAATGTGTTCGCACATCGCATCATTCATCTCATCACCAGAACTATACATTCCAATTCTGGTGAGTTCATCAATCGCATAGGTTTCTATGTTAGTCATAATCAAATCCAATCAGGTTTAGTTTATCATACAAATCAGTAGAAATCAATCACCTTTTTCTTTTCTTCTTTTTGCCGCCTCCTTCATTTTTTGTTTTGTCTCCTCACTATGTTTTCTTCCATAAAAAGGATTTTTTTCTCCAAGACGATTTAGTTTATTTTTTTCACTAATCTTTATTCTAGTTTCTTCCGAAATGACATTACCTTGTAAAGATTTTCTTATTTTATCCTTTGTTTCTTGTGTATGTTTTTTACCATAACGAGGACTATCTTTACCTCTTTTACCATACAAAGGATTATTTTCCCCCTTCATTTTTACACTTCTTTTTCTTCTGGTTTCTTCACTTGGAATACACCCACTTGCACCTTCTCCACCATCAGATTTGTTTAATAAAATACCAGTTCCCAAATCTTTCCTACCAAGAATAAAAATCATATATCTTTCGTGGTTGAATGATTGTTCTTCTGTAAGATTTGTTTTGAGATATATTATTTTACTTTTATCCTTTGGAGTAGCACAAGGTTTTCCTACTTTTCTATATGCACGGTCTCCTTTACCTTTACCAACATAATAAGGAGTTCCATCTTCACGCAAATAGGCGTAAGTGTAATACATTTCTGCTCTGTTGTTTGTTCGCATTACTATTTATAAGGGAGAGTAAAATACTCTCCCACCTGAAAAGTGCGAACAAACCAGGCATTATTATTTATTACACCCAAGATGGTCGCCTTTCAGGCATACGGAGGTAGTTGTCCTTCACCCAAGGTTTGGATGCGATGTATCTTTTGTATGCTTCAAATGTATCAATAGTGTCGTCAAACTTCCATTCCTCAGGCATAGCACGAGCAAATGGAGTCACCTCTGTAATCTTACCTTTGGGAAACAAATAGTATGCATCCACAAGAGTTTTGTAACAGGAGTGAGTTTTATTATACCTCAGGCAGTATTCATCGGACAAGTTCAATCCCCATTTGATTAACCAGTAGGCATTATGGATGCTCTCCAATGCCCACTTAGTGCAGGGATGATTGCGGAATGCTCCTTTATCGGTCTTGTAGGGGGTTCCATCGGTCTTAGGGAGAGTGCCATACCCATGTCCCCACTTCTCTGATGCCACGATAGAGAGCATCTGGCAGCATTCTAGGGGCATCTTAACGATGTGTTTGTCTGGAAGACAGATGGCACTCTCAGCAGGCCAGGGGGAAGTGACAAAGATGTTCATCAACCAAATGTAGAATCAGGCTCCATAGCAATATGATAAGTCACATTGAACCCAGTATTCTTGAATCGTGACAGAAGTTTACGAGAGATGACTACCTCGTAGGAACCAGGAAGAATCTTGATGTTTTCAACCTTAAAGTTGAAGGTAAACACTTCATCAGTTTCACCAACAATCACGGAAAAATCATTAGACGTATCGTTCTTCTTATCACGAACCACCAGTTTCACCACACCAGCTTCACCAACCACAGACAAGTCAGGCAGTTGATAAACAGCAGCAGCCTTAAGGAGTTTATCAAGTTCTTTGGTATCAAGAAGGAAACAAACATCTTCACTAGGCAGAACAATATCCTTTTCTGGAGGAGTAACAATTACATTAGGATCTGCAAAGAAATACTTTGAGCGAGACTTACCTTCTTTGATTACTACATATCCATCATTCTGGAAATCAAGTTCTGCGTTCTGATGAAGATTGAGTCCATTCAGAAACTGATTCAGATCATAGATACCAAAATCTTTAGGGAGTTCTTCTTCAATTGTAGCTTCGGCAAGAATGTTCTTCATCACAGAAATTGTACGAAGACAATTTCCCTCCTTGAAAAGAATGGATTGATTGATGGAAGAAAAGTTCTTGAGAAGAGTCAGAGTTTTGTCAGAGAGTTTCATAGTTTTGTCTTGGAGTTTCATAATCAACGGAATTCAGTCAGACCATTATCTTTTCGAGAATAATGTCCATCAAAATGCAGAAGAAGCATAGAATAATGGATAACTTTCATAAGGTCAATCTTATTACGACCATCCTTTGATCCATAACGACTACCATACTTGAGAATGTTTGCTTGGCAGAAGTTTGCAGCAAGTTCTTTTGCTGCCATCAGATCAATAGTTTGAATGTCTTTGTAGTTTGCTTCCTGACCACAATAATGACTCTTATATGTGCCGGTAACATATTCCTGAATATCTTTCAGGATTTTATCTTCATCGTATTTCCAAAGATGATTAGTAGTATTCATATTCAAATTAAATGTTGAAGGAGTGGAGTCAGAAATTTCAAAGTTCATTGCTGGAAGAGTAATTTCAGAAAAATGAATTACATCAGTATTATTTGAAGAGTAAAGGGTTTCAAAATTTTCGGAGTTTATACTGGAATTGAAATTATAAACTCCATCATAATTTTTCTTCATAATAAAAGGGGAGATATTTTTACCTCCCCATATTCTATCAAACAGACTGGTATGTGTCAATGGATTCTTCAGAAGGCATTTGGAAATCAGCGTCCACCTTATCATAAAGTTCAATGAATGCTTGCTTAGTTTCATCATCAAATCGTGCAGTGCAAACATCAATTGCCTTTGCTTTGTTACCAAAGATGCTGTAGGCACGAATGATATGTACAAGACGACGTGTGCTGATGATCTCCTCAATACCACCATCGTAGAAAGTCTTACGAATGATATCTGCCCAGTCTACAAGACGCTTGCAGAAGTCTCGGTCTTCTACCTGTAGATCCAAGGCAACACCTTCTAGAATCTTTTGTTCAGTGACAGGAGCAGGATAGGACTGTTCAAAAGTCACTGGGAAACGCTCAAGGAATGCCTCGTTTAGCACGTTGGTACCAATAAAGCGGCCATCATCAGAACCCTTACCTTTGGTATTAGCAGTTGCGATGACGTTAAACCCATCAGAAGGTTTTACAAACCGACCAATTTTTTTTAGGAATACACCTTTACCCTCTAACACGGACTGTAGGCAAAGGATTTTGTTGGAGGCAAGGTCAATCTCGTCAAGGAGCAGGATCGCTCCACGTTGGAGTGCTTCAATAACAGGACCGTTGTGCCAAACAGTGGCACCATCAACAAGACGGAAACCACCAATAAGGTCATCTTCATCAGTTTCAATCGTAATGTTTACACGGATTAGTTCACGTTTGAGTTGGGCACACGCTTGTTCCACCGAGAACGTTTTACCGTTACCCGACAAACCCGTAATGAACGTTGGATAAAAAAGACGGGACTGGATAATTTTTTTAATATCACCAAAGTTACCAAACTTGACGAAGGTATCATCTTTATCAGGAATAAGATTTTGTTCGATAGGAGGAACCACAGCAGGCGATTGAAAAGTACGTTCGATTTCTTCCACCTTTTGTTGAGTCACTTCAAGATTCCATTTACCACGACCAACTTTGAATTGGTCAAGTTTCTTAGTTACAGTTTGATAGTTAGCATCATTCATGTTACACCAAGCACGAATATCAGCACCACTAACGTTGTTGCCGTAGAGGTTCTGAAGAGACGTGCGGATGTAGTCAGAGGAGAGTGCCATTCGTTTGTTTCGTTTCAACCTAGTCATTATAGACGAAAAAAGGGTACTCTTGAGACCCCAATGGACAGTTTGCAAACTGTCCATCATGCAACCAAAGAAATAAATTCACCAAGAACTTTCTTATTTAGTTTTTTGGTTTTCAGAGACTTAACAAAAGCAGATTTGATTTGAGACTTAGTTGCACATTCAGCAACTTCAAACTCAGAGTCTTGGGACAGTGCAGTTGCAGACATTCCAAAGTATGCATCATATCCAGAGTTTGTGATGGTAAAACTTTTTAGTTTTTTCCAATCGTTCTGAATTTTTTCATATTCTTTGTCATTATGAGAATGGTACATTTGAATAAATCGACTTGCATTTCTACTTTCAAGAACACGAATACCAATAAAGTTTGTTGAAGAGAACTTGTCTTTCAAGTTCTTAAGGAGAACATCAGTAAACTCATGATAACCATATCCAATTCTGTAGGTGGTTCCCAGTTTACGATCACGAAGAAATGTACTCATCGGATTAATATATCCAGTACCAAGAGTTGGACCTTTTTCCCATCGGCGTTGAACTTCTTTATGGTGTACAAGTTGGTTTGCTTCACCATCAGTTAGAACAATACATTGAACTTTTTGCAGTTTGTTCTCTTTCTGAAACTTAGGAAGAATCTGATGAAGAGTAATCAGTGCTTCATTCAAGGGTGTGCCAGAAAGACACATACGACTCGAATAAGTGTAATGAGAACTATAAGACCTACCAAAACAATAAGCGAGCCTCCAGATGTTCAACATTTGATGTTCAAGAACACTACCAGAAACTTTACTGGTAAGAATGTTCATCATAGAAAAGGTCTCATCAATTACAAGAAGACCATCTTTCTTCTCATAGTGAGGAGTTCGATCCGCAGCGAGATAACGGTCATTCTCATAGTCATATTCACCACGACGCCACTCATTCGTGAAAGCGTAAACCTCAAAGGGAATGGATACTTTCTTACAGAACCAAACAAGGTTGAAGAGTTGTTTACAAGTATCAATCATCACATCTGCCATTGACACACTCCAGTCTAGTACAAACACAAGACCATGATTCTTACCATCAGGAATCACAGAAACCTTCTTGAATAAGTCTTCATTATATTTGTAAGTATGAAGACGAGTAGTGTCAAGAACACCAGTGCGAGCAGTTGATGCACGAGCATACTGGTCTGCTGCCTTTCGACACTCAAACTCTTTGACTAGATAATTGACTTCCTTCTGAGCAGAGGACTTAAACTTCTTAAATTCGGTATCAACTTCTTTATAAAGATTTACAGGAGTATATCCTTTGTCTTGGGCATGTTCATTATGAATCTTTTGTTGATGTGCAAAAGAATCATCAATGTCTTTATGAACCTCAGAGTTCTTACCAATGATAGTATCTAGATTTACTTTAGGAATTTCGATGTAAGTATTTTCATACCCATCAGTGTTCACAAGATCACGAATTTTTTGATCTAGAGAATCTACCGTTCGAATTTCTGGTTCTTCTTTAGTTTCTTCGGTTTGAATTTCGTCACCATGAGCAGTTCCACCATAAGAGTCAGTTTCACCAGGTTGTTCCTGTGACTTATCACTCTCACCTTCTTGTTCTGAAGAGGAGTCATTAGTCTCCACAAAATCACTTGCGGGAGACTGAGAATTTCCTTGAGTCTCGTGAGAATCAAAATCAGCAACCTTCTGTTGTTGTTCTTGTTCTTTTTTACAATACTTATAGAGTTCTTCTGCAGCAATCAGAGTGTCTGCAAAACTTTCACATGCACCAATGATATCAACGATTTCCTTCTCTTCTTGTTTGAAATCTAAGGTAATGAAATTACCAATCTTAAAATAAAGATTTACCCTATCAGCAAGATTGAAAGTGGAAGTATCCTCATCAGAAATCTGAAAGAAATCATCATCATTTAGTTCTTTATATCCATTGAAAAAAGTTTTAGCAAGTCCAGCATATTTACGCTTCATCAGTTTCTCAATACGAGCATCCTCAACTACATTCACAAACTGCTGAGGAACCTTTACAGTCTCAGTCCAATCCTCATCAGGAGTAAAGAGAGCATGGCCCACTTCGTGACCAACGAGAAGGTCATACACAAGATTACTTGCCTTCTCCCATAGAGGAAGAGTCAAGACACGGGTATGAACATTGAAACAGGCTGTTTGAACTTTCTTGTGCTCTACCACAAGATCTTCAGTGGCAAGCAGTTTGGCAAGTTGGGATTTGATTTCGTGACGGACTGCCATGTGATTTGTTTCGTATGTGGTCATCATAAAACGAAAGGTCGCCTTTTGGGCGACCCATGTGACGCTTTTTGAACTGGGCGAGTCGTGCTTTTGCTTGCCTCAGTGCTTGCGGTTTAAGTTTTCGTTTCTGTTCTTTCTTAGAATGATGCTTCCAGTTTGGGACTTGCATTGTTTTTTGGCGGGTCAGTCCACCATACGCGAAAAACCTTTTACTTTCTCAAACTTTATGACACTTTCAAATCTGTCCTCCATACCAACTTTATGTGAAATAATAAAGACGTTTGCATCTTTGATTACGTAACGAATGATCTTCAGGAAATCTTCTGTTCCAAATCCATCAAGAGAAGAATCAAAAACTTCATCAAGAATCAAAAGGTTTGTGTTGGTTGAGTTTTTAAACTTGGCAACTTCTCTCCAAGTGAATAAGAGTGCCAAGTCAATTCTTTGTTTTTCACCTTCACTGAAAGAAGAATAAGAAAAGTCTTCATGAATAGGAGACTGAACAGTTTCGTTGAACTCTTCATCTAAAGTAAAGTTGATGTAGAAATCCAACATTTGCAGATACCGATTAACTTGTTGATTAATCAGTGGCAGATACTTTTTGATTATTTTGGATTTTACACCACTATCTTTCAATAGAGAATAAGAAAAGTCATGATACTGAATTAAATCCTTCTTTCCAGACAGATCATCATATACTGTTTTTAAATCATTCTTAAATTTTTCTAGTTTCTCATGTTCAGAATTTCGGTTTGCAAGGTTCTCGGTAATAGTTTGAATTTCAGATTCAAGATTTCGGATTTGTCTCCGTAATCCGTTAATCTTAATATTGTTTTGAGAAATGCCATTCGTTAGTTTTCTGATCTCCTCAGATAAATTGTTAAATTGACGCTCTCTCTCCTCTTCCTCTTTAATTGCCTCCTCCAGTTCTTTATAACCAGATTGCAACTCCTTTGCTTTATTTTGAGCGTCGTTAATTCTATTTAACCGAAACTCTTCTTCAATTGATTGAGTGCAGGTGGGACAAACCGTATTCTCAGTGAAGAACTTGTGTTCTTTAGTAATTGTAGATACTTTTTGAGAGATCTTACCTTTCAGGTTTCCTAACTTACGAAGTTTTTCTGCATGTCCAGTAATAGCATCTTGCTCACGAATAAGTTCCCTGAGAGGATCTTCATTAGAAGTATTCTCTTCCATATAATCACCAATTTCCTTATCTAAATTGGCAATCTTTTCTTTATTGGCATTTATATTGGCATTACTAAGATTCTCCAATTCTTCGATAAAGTTTTTCTGCATCTCAACTTTATCTTTCACCGACTCTTTCTTCAGTTCAAGAGTGCGGATTTCTTCTTTCAGAGAACGAATCTTTTCTTTGATAATGACATTCATGGACGAGAAGATCTTAATATCCAAGAGATCTTCAATCACTTCCCTACGACTCGCAGCAGTGAGTTGCATAAATGGAACAAAGTTGCTGCTACCCAGAATCACAATCTGAGTAAATGACTTATAGTTCATCTTGAGAATGGATTGTTCCAGATACTTCTGCTGATCAATTGCAGAAGAACTTTGATCAAGAACAGATCCATCTCGATAGATCTCAAAAATATTTGGTTTGATTCCACGACGGATCATCCAGTCAGTAGAACCGATTTTTAACTCAATCTCAACAAGACAATCCTTTTCGTTTGTAGTATTGATGAGTTGTGGTTTATTGATCTTACGAAAAGCTTTACCAAATAGAACAAAACAGAGAGCATCAAGAATAGTACTCTTACCAGCACCATTGTTTCCCACAATAAGAGTGGTTGAGTTCTTATTCAGTTGAACTTCAGTGAATTGGTTTCCAGTAGAAAGAAAGTTCTTCCAACGGATTTTTTCAAACAATATCATTTTCTTGAGGGGGAATCACAATGTCATTTGTCGTAATGATAACATACTCATGTCCTTGTGTCTCGCAAACACCGACAAGCAAATCATCATCTATTTCCATTACGTGCATTTCTGGATAATTATCTTCTTCCAACATCATGGCAAAACGAGTAGCATCATCTTCTTCCTCAAAGAGATAGAGAACTTGATCTCCCTCTTCATTGACTACTGAATATGCACCTTCGTCTTCTCTACCATTAATTGTTAAGATAAACATTCTACACTAGTTCGCAAGCCTCTTGATACACTTCGGAGATAAGTTTCTGAACGATGGATTTATCCAGTCCAATTTCTGATTCCTCTACATATCTATTCAAGATAGAAAGTGTATCTTCTGATTCAAATGCTTCAAACTCCTCATTCTCTTGAATTTGGAAGTTCTCCACAACTTTGAGTTCAGCAACATTAGAACTGTAAAGTTTATCAATAAACTTTTCAAATTTTTTGATGTCTGTTTTCTTGCGAACAATCACTCGAACAATTTTGTTTTGATATTCACGAGTGTCAAAAGTTTGATAGTTTGTATCTTCATAGTAAATGTTATAAAACATTCTGTGAGGATTGTTGATTGGGGTATGTTCTAAAGTTTCAGTATCAAAGATGTGAAAACCTCTAGTATCCTTCACATCGTTCCAATACAACTCATAAGGATTTCCTAGATAGAAGACTGTTCCATTATCCGATCTAGTGTGATAGTGTCCCGAGTAGACACGGGAGAACTTGTCAAATAGTTTGCTCTCCAAACCATGTTCCATGACGATTTGGTTATTAACTCTAAATCCCTGGAGTTCAAGGTGCCCCATCGCACACGGGCAAGTTGTCTTTTGAATAAGTTTAAGAGTTTTTTCCTCATTTTCTTGATTGATCCACGGGATAAAAAGAGTTGGTAGTTTTCCCAACATCACTTCAGTTGGTTCCGAATATACGGTTACATTATCATACTCACGCAGAAGCAAATCAACTGCATTGACTTGATTTGTATTCTTGTAATATGCAGTATGGTTTCCTACAATTGTATGAACCTTCACTCCCATTTCATTAAGACGATCGTAGTAATTATTTTTAGCCCAAGATAATGCAGAGAAATCAATTCCTTTACGACTGTCAAAAGTATCTCCCATGTCTACAACTGTGGTAATCCCGTACTGTTCCAGCGTCGGGAAAAACACTTCATTGTAGAACTTTAAGAAATAGTCATGAAAGAGTTTGGAATTCTTTCTTGCTCCAAAATGTTGGTCTGTAATAATTGCGACTTTCATTCAATAACGAAGTTTGGAGTGAACATTGTCCTTGATAGAATTATAGTCTGAATAGTCAGATCCGTCAACACTTCCACTATCAAAAACTTGATCAAATCCTGTCCTTTCAAGAATCTTGTTCTTGATCTCCAGTTGTTTCTTCTCTTTCTGAATGCGTCTCAGAAATGCGTAGTGAATAATCTGAGTGAAGTAAGCAAATGGGTTCTGAGATTTCTCTGGATTAAAGTTGTGAATATACTGAACACAGTTTTCAATACCATCACAAATCATATCATCTTTGAACATATAGTTGACAAAGTTTGGTTTGAATGATAAATGATTTGCAATCTTTAAGAAGCATTCACCAATATACCTGGGAATTTGTGGTTTTGGATTACCTTTAATCTTGGCAATCTCAACATCCTCACGATACTTGATCAGTGCTGCAAGAAACTCTTTGTTATTGACGTAATGTTCTGACCTCTTTCTTCTGGTCATAACTGCTGTGGTTATCATTAGTTTATCTCATAATATGTATGAATTATACCACCTTTACAAATAGTTGACAAGTATTCAAATACTCTGTAGAATACCTTTGTTGGGTTTGAAGATGAGGCTTTAGCTATTCTTAAAGAGTTTCTCTAAGATCTCTTTAGCATCATTGACATTTGCAAGATAACCCATCTTACGAGATATCTTTGATTGATTGTTTCTGGTCTTATCACTTTCTCTACAATAAGTTTGATACATTGATATCATTTCAATATCAGAAGATTCAGTCATTGTAAGAACATCATCAATATTAATAATAAACATATCTTCTGTAGTAGTCTTTAACCAAGGTTCTATCTTGTATCCCATTACTCCAGTTCTACCTTTTATTTCAGCAACAATAATAGGATTTGTAACTATGAGAAGAGTTCTATCTTCTTCTTCAGTAGCTGCTACTTTTGCGAAGATTTCCTCTCCGGTCTTTAACTTAAGTGTAGCGTAAAAATCATCTTCTATCATTTGATCTTTAGTTGAATAGTGATTATCTCATAATTGAATTGTTCTTCATTATAAATTTTAATTCTTTCTATGAAGTGGTTTAAAGTGTAGTTCTTTCTTGATTGAAATGTACAATCATCAGAGATGTCGTAGAGGACTGCTTTAGTTTTATTTTTTCCCTTTCTAAGTACTCTTCCAATAGATTGTAGATTTCTAACTCTCGATTTACTGGGTGAAGCAAAGATAACATTATGGAGACTCTTAATATTAATACCTGTAGAAAAAGTTCCATATGAAGCAACGATGATTGCGTTGTTTTCTCTTTCGGTAATTTCTCTTACAAGTTCTCTTTCTTCCGCATCCACTCCACCATGAACGAAAAATACTTTACGATCTTCACGGTTATTCTTATTTATCATTTCATAGAGAATTGCTCCGTGTGCTTCAACTCGTGAAAACAGAACAAGAGTATTTCCTTTGAGATCTAAAGAAAGGTTTGTGATGAACTTATTCCTCTGTTCGTGGGAGATTAAATACTGTATCTCATCTTCATAAGTTTCAAACTTTTGTGGAGGGTGTTTAAGAACTAAACACTGAATATCTAACTGGGACAGATGTCCTTGCTTCATCAGTTCTGCAGTTTTAGTTACTTTGTATGATGGACCAAACAATCCTTCAAGAACCCATTTGTGAGTTTGAGTTCCATCCAAAGTTCCTGTAAATCCAAAACGATACTTTGCGTGGTGAAGTTTAGTCATGATCTGTACTAGAGATTTACTCTTGAACAAATGTGCTTCATCGCCTATAATGACACCATAATCTTCAAAGAAAGAACGATCTAACTTATAGACTGATTGCCAGGTTGTAATCGTAACTGCATGTTCGTTTGTCTTCTCCCTACCAGAATAAATCTTGTGACAATATGACTCAGCATCCCAACCATAATCCTGGAAATCCTTATACATCTGTTCTACAAGAGATGTCGTTGGAACAATTAAAAGAATTTTTTGCCCTTTATCCACATAATATCTTACGATCGAATAAATCATCAGTGATTTGCCAGATGCAGTGGGGCTTATCAATAGCTTTCTGTTATGCCTTAGAGCATCATATACTCCCTCTACTTGATACTCCCTTGGAGAATGAGAACAAATAGATCTCATATAATCCTTTACACCTTCATATGAAATCTCCTCATTCACTTCGAATGGAAGACCATAAAATTTATTATCATCAAACTTATAAGTGTATCCGTATTGCTTACAGAAAGATACAATCTTATCTAACAGACCAACATAGATCTGTTTTGATCTCATATCATACAAATGAATCTCCCCATTCCAATTCCTTCCACGGTACTGGGGCATAAACTTTGCATTGGGAACCTCAAACTTAAAGTGATCTCTAAGTTCATATTCAATGTGAGGTTCCGTATTAATCTTTAAAAATACTTCGTTGGATTTTGATATAACAAGATTCGCCGTAGTATCAATCACATAAATCCATGCATCTAAAGGTATTTATTTACCCCAGTCCAGCAGTAAATCTAACAAACTCAATTGCGTTTTTGATTTGAAAGGTTCTATTCTGAATCATCTTTAGAATGCTCTCAATATAATTTAACATTGTATCATAGTAGTCAATCTTCAAACAGACTTGAGATAGTTTCTCATCAGCATCTAAGTATTTCTGAAGAGTCTCTTTGTCACGAATTTTCTTAGGGAATGGATTCTCTACATAAACGTCAGGATCTGCTTTTCCAGTATAATATTCATATCTATCGTGACGAATATTTTTTCTTTGTTGTTCTGCTTTCTTTTTTAGAAGAACAATGTTGTTGTACATGTCAAAATATTTTGCATGTAGACTTGCAATATTCAGTGATTCTGTATGCAAATTATCGGGATCAATTTTACAATCTTCTTCCCACATTTTTTGGATGGTATCCAAATCAAAGGTCATAATGGGTTGCCAGCATTATCTACTATGTTGTAGATAGTATACTTGAAAGTAACCTCTGCAGTCAAATAATCAATATCACTATCTGTTGCATCAAACTGAAGATCTGTTATTGAATATGGAAAGACATCGGAAAACTTAACTTTAAAGTTTGAATTGTTGGAACTTGTAAGAATAGATAAAGTTGCATCAGAGTATAAGTTCATCTGACTCTTATCTTGCAAATCCATTGCAGGATTATTTTTCTGCCAATCATATATTTGATCCAAAGACTCTGGATATCCAATACCACGAATCCAATTTTGAATCTCCATATAGTTCTCAAGATTCTCATCCACAAGAAATCTGAGAGTTAAATCATTAAAGGTGACTTTATCTCCAGGAATATCAATGTCCTTAAGATAAGTTGGTTGTACAGCAATACCTAAAGTCATTCCTGGAATGTTCGTTGAGTTTCCAAAGAATGCAACTTTAGGAGCTCTATTCAATGTAAATTTGAATCCTACAGGTGATAGAAAGTTTCTATTCTGTATCTGATTCTTATATGCGTTTGTAACTGTCATTTTTTTGAATTATTTAGATAAAAAAAGGGGTCCTTGCGGACCCCAGAGAACTCTTGTGAAAAGGCTCACATGAGATTTTTGATTGCAACACGTCTGTAGTAACGGTTGCTGTTGACGCGCAGACGACCCAGACCTTGATCGGTTCCTTCTGCGAATGGGTTGGCAACAATACCATAACGGGTCTTGAAGCCAATTTTTGGTTGGAAGGTATCCTCTCCAACAGCACGTACCATCTGCAGAGGTACATATGGGCAATAGAAGAGACCAGCATCATATGCACTGGAACCCTTATAACCAACAACGTAGTATTGGTTAGTACCCTGTGCCAGACCACCGTTATCAGCAGCCAGGTTTGCAGAATATGGGTCAATGTAGACTCTGTACTTACCGTTGATAGTACCAGCAAAGGTGTTGCCGGTGTCATCAACGTTCAGGTTTGCGTTCAGAGCAGGGGTGTAATCGAGAACACCAGCCATGGTCAGTGCTGAAGCAACGTCAGCTGAACACATGATGATGTTACCCTTTCCACGACGAGTTCTCTGAGCGATTCTGTTTGCATCTCTTTCGATCTGGAACAGAAGACCCTTGAACTTCTCAACCGACCAACGACCGTTGGAGTCGATATCGAGGTCAAATACACCCTGAGTAGAAACGTTCTCAACAGCACCCTGTTCAGCAATCTTGTAGATGGTTCTGATAACCTCACGGTTGATCTCAGCAAGAATCTCGCTTGACAGAATGTTAGCGAGTTCTGCTTCTGCATTCAGACCGTGGATTGCCTTCAGGTCCTGAGCGAGCTCAAGTGAGTACTCAGCCTTCAGTGCGCGTGACTTTGCAGTAACGGTGACTTTCTCGATCGAGAATGCCATCTGGTTGAACTGATCGCCAGCAGCAGAACCAAGATTCTCTGCGTCACCAGTAACCATACCCTGACCGACATCATATGCGGTTGAGGTAGCGGTTCCAACTGGGTTCAGGATTGCGGGGTTAGTACCAGACTGTGAAGTAGTACCAAGACCAGCAACAACGTCGGTGAAACCTGCGGTGAGGTTGTTACCATCATCCTGACCAGAGAATGCGGTATCGGCCTCGTTGAAGAATGCCTCGGTTCCGCTCTGGTTGTTGTAACGCGAACGCATTGCAAAGATGAGTCCAGTAGGACCACTCATTGGTTGAACGCCAGCCAGGTCATATGCAACCAGGTTAGGCATTGAACGTCTGATCAGTGAGATCAGAACGGGATCGAAACCTGCGGTAGGACCTGCAGCAGCAGAACTACCACTGAAACCACCAGAAGCACCAGCTGCGTTAGCTGAGTTGGTTGGGGTTTCCATCAGGTTGAATCCGCTGCTAAATGCGGACTCTTCTCTTAAAAACTTTTCTTGGTTTTCCAGCAGGACTGCGGTTACCGCTCTACGATGGGAATCTTTGATTGGATCAAGACCCTCATAGTTGAGGAGAGGTGCCCACTTTTCCTGCAGATGCTCGGAATGGAACATTTGCGTGTACCTTTGTGAATGTTTACGTTTGATTAATATTAAATTCAGTTCTTAGCAACAGCCTGAAGAGTCTTCAGGTATGCAGCCATTGGTCCCGAAATAGATTCGGTTGAATGGTCTACACCCTCAGAAAGGGATTCAGTATGCGCTTTAGGAGTTTTATTTGCTGGGAAATATGATTCCTTCAGCATCTCCAGTTTTTCACGATATTCTTCTTCACTTTCAAACTCAACACTTTCGGCAAGTGAAGCGAGCTTCTCTTTCTGAGTAGCAGCAAGGCCCTCAGAAATCTCATCGAAGATTCCATCAGCAACCGACTCTGCGAGTCTTTGGTTAAGATGAATGTTCTTCTCAATCTGCTCGTTGAGTTTTGTCTCCATGTCATCAAGTTTTTCTACCATGCTCTCAAGAACATCATATTTATCTTCAGGGATTGATACATAATGTGCTTCAAAAAGACCCTTCATTCCTTCAAGGAATGATTCGGTCATTTCAGTCTTAAGACCTTGCTCGACCGCCAGTTCATTTTCGGTGAACCATTCGTCAGCAACGTACTCAAGATAAGAATCTACTCTTTGTGCAAGTGCTTCTTTAATTTCTTCGACTTCTTCTACAAGTCTTTCTTCATATTGTGCTTCAAGAGCCTCTTTGATTTCTCCAACCTTAGCAGTCAGAGCAGCTTCAAAGATGGTCTTTGCCTTTTCTTTAAATTCCTCAGAGAGGTCTTCACCACCCAGAAGAGCATTAACATCTTCTTCGATGTCATATTCTTCAGAGGTCTCTTCTTCTACAACTTCTTCTTCTACTTCTTCGGTCTCGGAGATAATGTTTTCATCCTCCAGTTCCTCTTCTTCCTTCATACCCTTCATGGCATCAGCAGCCTTAGCGCCTTTGTTTACAACATCTCTTACTTGTTTAAGAGTGGCACCAGGAGTCTTCAGCTTAGCTGAATCGTCGTCAGATCTATAGTTTTCTGGTGTAGGGCCACCAAGATCTTCTACAGAACCGAGTTGAGTACCTGGATCTGATAATTTAGGCATCGCTTCTGCCGCCTTTGCATTAGCATTAACGGCGGTTTTGGATTGCTTAGTGCCTACTTCCATTTCTTGTAAATCTCCACGAGACATTTGAACTCTCCGTTTAACCTTAGTTTTAAACTATATTTATTTATAAATTAAAGATTTGCGAGAAAGTCGTTGAATAAGTTCAACTTATTCTCATCCAATCTCTTTTGATCTACAAGAGTATTAATGGTCTTGTAGGTTTTTTCTGCATATTTTTCACGCAGAATACCACCATCCCATACCCATTCTTTTCCTTCCATGATACCTTCAACGAATGCATCAGGAGCAGAAGGATCTGCAACGATATCAGCAGCAGTTGCAAGCATAAAGTCTTCACCAACAACATTAATTCCTTCTCTCGTCATACGGAGAGATCCAATACCACGAGAAGAAACTCCAAGTTTTACACCTTCGGAAATTAGAGATTCTGCAATCTTACCCATTGGGGTTGAAAGAATCTTTGCTTTTCCGATGAAGTTTGAACCACTCTCTCTCAGAGAAACAATCTTGTGAGAAACTCTATCCAGATTTACGGTTGGACCATCTGGATGTCCAAGTTCTCCAAGTGCTCTACCTTGAGCAACATGGTTCTCATTATAACGAGCAACTTCACGACGAAGAGTTTCCATAGGATACATACGACCATTACGGTTCTTAATGTTACCCTGGAGAAAAACTCCTTCGATGAAAAGTGACTTTTTACCGTTCTTGTTTTCAACGATAAATTCGACCTGTTCGATTTCTTCTCTGATGAGTTTCATGGTTTTAGTTTGTGAATCCTACTTTTGCTGCTTTGATGGATGATGAAGTCCAGATAACATCAGTTGGAAGTTTCTCAAGAAATTCAACAGAGTTTGCTGGCATTGTAAAATAATTAGTGGTTGCAGCACCAACAATAGTTGAAACTCCAACTGTAATAATACCGCCAGTATTATTATGAATTCTCACACAGGTTGCACTTCCAATACTTGTAGCAGCACCGGCAGAAGCACCTGTAGAAACTTCAGTCTCAATTATCTTAGTTCTTTGCATTTTTATGATAAAGTCTTATACTTTTTATTTATGATTCTTCGTAGTCTTCAGTTTCTTCTTCGGGTTCTCCACCAAAGAGAGAGTCTGCAACATGAGGTTTAAAAGAATCCACTCTTTCCGATGCCTTTGCAAACAAAAGATCTTTGATTTTGTCACTGATTTGAGATGGACTCTCATCAGTAACAATCATATCCATTAATTCATCCATTGTTGTAATCAATAATAGTCTGACTTATTTATTAAATTTCCCCACCCTTCGGAATTTCTACAGATTTTTCCTGAGATCCTAAATCTGGTTCTACTACAGGTTTACCTAAATTCATACCCGCATCTTCCACTGGAATTGGTTGTCCTGTTGCAGGATCAATTTGCATTTGGGATGGATCTGGAATAATACCTTCTTCAATTTCTTTCTTAATTAACAGATCTTGTTCAATAATCTCCTGATCAGTCTGACGAAGAACCTTTCTTCTCAAATAATCTTGAGAGAAGTATCTGCCAACATAAGGTTCTGCAGTTGCTGCAAGACTCAATCTTTCATTGAGAAGTTCTGCTTCTTTAAGTTCCGAGAAGTGATTGTCATATAAGAAGTCATATTGAATATGTTCATTCATGATCTCCCAATCTTCTGGAGTGATAATGTTCTTGAGAATCAATTGCGTTCTCAACATATCACTAAACATATTTGAGAATCTCTTTCTCAAACGACCAACAAACTTACTAAATTTAAGTTCATCTCTCAGAATTTCTGATGAACGTCCAAGATTAAATCCACCATCTCCACCAATTCTTGAGGTTGGAACGTTCAGAGAACGATAGAGTTTTTCTTGAAAATACTTAATATCAGTAATTTCTCCAAGATTTTGTCCACCAGGAAGTGTTGAGATTTCAGTTCCTCTACCACCTTCACGACGAGGCAACCAAAAATCTTCGAGCATACTCATATATTTCTTATCATCACGAATCTCACCGGTGTTGGCATCATAAACCAACTTATTACGATATCTCATCATAACATCTCTGAGATATTGTTCCGCTTTGACCTTAGGAAGATTGCCCACATCAATGTAGAAAATTCTTCTTTCTGGTGCTCTAGATAAACGATAGATAACGAGAGAGTCCTCAATCATTCGAAGTTGATTGAGTGCTTTGATTGCCTTATGGAGATATGAAAGAGTTGATCCTTTATTCCTATCCACAAGACCAGATGTGCAGTATGTAATGGAATCTTTCGACATCTTAATTCCATTATTTGCACCAGAAGCTGTTGGATTCTGTGTTGGATATGCAGTCTTTGGACTATAAATGAAGTACTCTTCGATTTCTGGGAACTCATAATCCATAGGATTATCAGATCTCATATTCGCTAAACGAAGATGATCATCTTTCTTCTTCTTATTTTGTCTAACATAACGCATCTTAAGTGCGTCAATGTAACGAAGTTCTTGAATTCCTTCGTGTGGATTTTTGAGATCAATTACCTTGTGATAATATAATCTACCATCAACATACCAGTTTCTATAAATTTCGTGCGACTTTTTATCAAAGTCTAATAATTCTAAAATATACTTAAACTCATCTCTAATTTTTTTCTTAATACCATCACTTGCGTTCAGATTATCCAGATCTATTTGAACTGGACTATCATTTGTATCCGATACAATTGCTTCATTAACAATATCTTCAATGGCACTATCACATTCTGGATGAAGTGCCATCTCACGATATCTTTTAATAAGATCAAACTCAGTTCTATAAACACCTTCAATATCTACATAAGAACCAAAAAAACCACTACTCAAGTAGTGGTCAGTCCCATCCTCATTATTTGGAGGAACAGGACTGACTGTACTCGGTGATAGTGGTTCAGTATCCTCAATAGAGAATCCAAATAATTTTGCCATTATTAAAGTTCTTGACTACTTATGATCTATTTATTATGCTCCAGTTCCTGGAGCTTCTGGGAAGTAGTATTGAACTTGGAAATCAACTGTGAAATCTTCAATCGTGTCAGTCGTATCATAAGAAAGATCGATTGCAGAAACTGCAGTTGGGAAGATGTCAATGAAACGATATTGTGCAAGAATTCTGGAATCTTCACCAGTGGTGTTATTACCTTGCTGGTTGGATGCACTTCTACCCAGTTGATAAACAACTGCTTGTCCCATGTAATCAGTTGGGTTTGTTAAACCTGAGTGATCACCATATTGTCCAAGGTTTTGCATCCATGCTTCAAATGCTCTTCTGTGTGAGAAGTTTTCATCATTAATTACAGTTACGGTCCAAACATCAAACGTTCTATCTCCAGCAACTTTCAGAGTACGACCTCTGAAAGGTACTTCAATTGCAGCAACGTTTGATGCTGGAAGTGCAGCAGCTTTGCAAAGAAAACGGAAGTTTTCTTTATCAAACTGACCAGTTCCGTCTCCCTGCACTCCAAGGTTTACACCAGCTGGAAATGTGATATCAACTTCAAAAAGATTAGGACGGGCTCCACCACCAATCAGTTTTGATTTAAATTGTGAAATGCCTCTTGTTGGAATTTGTGCCATTTTTAGGTTCCTCCTTTAGTAATTTATAATCTAAAATCAAACTCTACCAGCAACTTCTTCGAAGCTAACACCAGTTCTGGTTGCAACGAAAGTAAGTGTGACGTAGTTGATAGACTTGGCAGGTTTCAGGAAAATATCTGCTCTGAATTCATTATTATCAATTACATCTGGAGTGTTATTTGTTTCATCACAAATTACCAGGAATCCATAGAGACCTCGTTTTGCTTGAATGTCACGCAGATATGGTTCAACAATGTTAACAAAGTTTGCTCTGGTGATTTGGTCATTAAGTTCAAAGAGTTGAGCCTCAGCAGACTTCTGAAGAGCTTGTTCAATTGTCAAGAACAGACGGCGAACGTTGATTCTATCAAATGCAGATGCATAACCAAGAGCGGTCTTATCACCAAAGAGAAGAATTCCAGTTCCTGGTTGATTAACGATTGAGTTAACTCTTACAGGATAAAGTTGATCTCTTTGTGCCTTTGATGGATTGTATGCAAGTTTAATTGCATTGTTCAGGATTCCTCTTTGTTGTCCAGCAGGAGAGAACCAAGGGAATGCAAGAATACTAGTTCTTACCATCAATCCAGCAACATCAGCATTACATGGGATATAACGGAATTTGTTGTTAAATCTATCATAAGTGTACTTGTAACCACTATCAAATACCGCATAAGAAGAAGATGAAAGTGGTGCGAAGAACTCAATTACATTATTAGTTTGTGTAGTTGTATTTGTTACATCAACAACATCTGCACGATGAGGAGAAACAACAGCAACACAATCTTTTCTAGATTCTGCAATTGAAATCAGTTGATTTGCTTTTGCTTGAGATTGTGACTTGTTGGACAAACCAGGACCACAAATTAAGTAATCAACTTGAATCTCATCTCTGTTTGAGAAGAGATTATATGAAGTAATCAGATTGCCGAGAGTTGCTGTCATTCCGTTTGATGCGGAATAATCAACACCACCAGTTAAGGTGTATGAGGTATTACCGATTACGTTAAAGGTAACTCCCTGAGCATCTCTATTCCAAGTTCCCGATGCAGTTGTAATTCCACTAAATCCAGAACTAAATCCAGAAACTGCTACGAAACCATCGGAACCGTCAGATGGGTTATCACCTGCATAGATATATGCGGAGTTCAGTGCAAGATAATCCTTCCAGAATACTTTCTGTGGTGCATTTTCTGCAGAAATTGCATCCGATGCCTTGGATAAGAAGAGGTGTTTTTCAAGAAGATTTCCTTGAATTCCAGTTACTGAACCAGTGTCATCAACTACTACAACGTGAATACTATCATTCTTTCCTTGTCTTGAAAGTGAGTAGTTGCTTGAAATTGGTTTTGGTGCGATCGAACTCCAGAAAACTGTGGAGTTTACCAGTCCAAGAGTTTGTTGATCGTACCAATCTACAGCGTCGGTCTCTGCAGAACCTAGTGTTGCGGTTAAAATACCAACACCAGAAGCATTGATCACCGAAACCGTGTTACCTGGTCTGAATGATAAAGATTGATCTCTTTGTGCATAAGTGACTGAAGTTTCTACTCCAACAGAACTTACACGAGAAACGATCTTAACATCAATAGTTGTTGCACCGATTCCAGTGATGATTCCTTTCAGATAACCAGTAAAGGTGCTGGTAGAACCAGATCCTGCAATGACCTGATTGGTGAGAGTAGTGGTAACTCCAAAACCAACACTAATACCTGCAGTGGATCCAATTGATAAAGTTTGATCTGCTTTATCGTCAATGACACAAACTTTAAGGTTGTTTGCCCAAGCACCTGGATTCTTTGCAGCAATGCCCCAAGTTACTGTATCATCAGAATAGTTTGCATTGTAATCGTCATAATTCTTGATCTTAAGAACTGAACTACTTACACCAGCTCTTGTTGAGTTTGCATTGTTTAAAGTTGATCCATCAGTTCTAACAACTTTAAGAATGCCACCATACGATAAGAAAGAGGATGCACTCATCCAATACTCATACTGAGCATCGGTTGAAAGTGGTTTGCCAAAAGTGTTAATTAATTCTTGTTCTGTGGTAATATCAATTGCTTCATCAACAGGACCAATTGCAAAAGGACCCGCAATTGCTCCAATATTATCTAAAACATTATCAGCTCTCCCTACAGTTAAATCAACTTCTCTGACGAGCACGCCTGGAGATAATTGAGGAGTCGCCATGTTTTTCTCCTGATACTTCAGTTTAACTGGAAATATTTATGAAAAAGGAGTTTTTGAATGGGGAAATGGTGTGTGAACGACTACCAATCAGGATATTCCCATTTATCCAAAACTCTCGTAGTCATTCTACTAGTTACTATCCTTTTAATTGTACACTCTTTACACTCATAAGAATATGATGATGGAACAGGCCCTCTATCTTTTCTGGTCCTATAAAATCCATCAATAAGATTTTTTACCTCACCACAAACTCTACATTTTCTATCATTAAGTAATAAATGTCCAAGTCTAATTTGACCATCTAAGTCCATCAGGATAGATACTCCCACATGTAAGCTCTATCACCATACTCATCAGTATACCAACGATCGCCTTCAGAATCAACAAAACTATTTCCATCAAGACCATCAACAATAAAACCAAATGGTGCCATGTCTTGTTCAATTTGATTCTTCTGTTCTTCGTAGATTCTCTTACGAACATCTTGATCGGTAAGTTCTTTAAAGTAATCTTGTGCAACCAACCAAGCATAAATCACCAAACACATTGCTAAGTCATCATTGCAACCTTCTTCTGCCTCGAATGAGTTATGTTTTTGAATAAATGTTGTAAGTTCTGCGATGATCTCATAATCATTGATAAGAAGTTTGTTTTCTTCAATCATCGTCTTGAGGTTTAGACATCCAACCTTCTTAACGGTCTTGGACATTTTTACCCCAAGTTGAGTTTTCTTTCCAGAGAATCCTTGTCCAACAATTTGACCTGCTCTACCACGCATAGAACACATAAGAAGGTTGTTGTATTCCAAGTCATAATGAACAATACTTGCTACTTGATCCCCAACATCATTTACTTCACATAGAATATAAGAGTCATTATAGTTTCTTGCAACATCCACAATAATACTTGGGAATAACATTGGTTTAATTTCATTATTCCTGTACTTTGCAACAACTTTATGTGGGAATGTTGTAATGTCTATGACCGTAAATGCGGAGTAATCATTCCCAACACCACGAGCAACGTCAACGGTAATTACATAATCGTGATTTTCTTTTACATCCTCATAAACATCTAGACCAGCACTTCGTTTTAATGGATGATCATAAACTAAACTCTTGAGTTTACTAGGTGCAATTAGAGTATCAACAGATCCTAAGAATTCACATTCAAACTCAACTTTAAATTGTTGTTCTGAAGTGTTTGCAATTGTCTGAGCTTTCCAGGTTTCGTCTCTACCAGGAACTTCACTCCAGTGAACATCAGTTGGAATATATTCATTCTTTTTCTTCTCCGCATCATGCCACATACGGTAGAAGTGATTCATACCGTGCGGCGTAGAAACGATGATTACTTTCGTACTCTTACCTGAAGTAATCGTAGGATACACAGATGCAAAGAAAGAATCTGCAATATGGTTTGGAACGAACGCAAATTCGTCCAAGAACAGAATGTTAAATGACATTCCTCGAACAGCAGATGCTGATGTAGATGCAGCAAGAATTTTAGAACCGTTCTCTAATTCCAAAGAACCTTTGTTCCATGAGATAATTCCTTGTTGCATCCATTTGGGTAGGTTCTCATAAGCAGTCTGTAACCTATCCAGGAGTTCCCTGGCAGTTGCTGCCTTGTTTGCGAGGATACCTATGTTAACATTGTCATTAAAGACGGCATAGTGGAGTAGGAAGGACACTACAGTGGTTGATTTACCAGTCTGTCGTGGCATCTTACAGATGTTGAATCTATGATTGTGGAAGTTATTAACTAACTTCTCCTGAAAGGGATACATCTGGAAAGGTTGCAATCCTTTGTCCAGAGTCACAATCTTCACATAGTTCTTTGCAAAATAAACAGGATCTTCCTTACACTTTACAAACTCAAGAATTTGATCCTGAGTAAACTCGATAGGAGTATTAGCCTTCTTGAGAAGTGGATTACCAAGATATACGTCACTCATAGTTCATTCTTAATTAACAACATATCAAAGGCAGCAGTAACACGAGAATTATTTCCTCTTGTAGTAGTTCTAACATCAATATCCGAATGTTGTGGTAATTCAATTGGAAATGCGAATTTATAAAAGTATTCTCCACCTGCACCACTTACCTCAAATGTATGTCCCACTCTAAATGCTTGTCCAATCGTATTGTATCTAACCATCATAAAACCAGTTGCATCACCACCTGTTTGAATAGTGCATACTCCCTGGTATAGGTATCCAGTATAACCGTTTGGAACAGTGTAAACCGTCATCAAAGTTTGCCCTAGTTCGGCAGTAATTCTTAAAACTTCTACTCCTCCTCTGGAAAAACTTAATTGTCCAACATTATTTGTTCCTGTTTTTATAAATCCTCTGAATACTCTTTTAAAAATTTTAGTCCCAGTTACAGTACCCGCACTAGATAATGTGAAGTCCTCTTCTATTTGATCCCAGTTACTATCAAGACCAATAATAGTAACTACTTTTCCATTATCGGACGCACCAACTTGTGCTGCGACAAGAACACCTGGAGTATCAAAAGCACTCCAAGGATATAAAGTATCTGGTTTATCCCATACTGTTGCAGTAGTATTGATTGATTGAATGGGAGTTGCACCAAACTTATGGAGTGGTGATGCTCCACGAGTTTTGCCCCTCGAAACATTCAGATCAAATTGTTCACCCCAAATATAATTATTAAGTGACATAATTTAAATCCAATCTAATTTTGCGGGATGATATCTTTTATCGTCTGTTACTCGAATAGAACCTTTTGAGTTCTCTTTAACGTATATATGCTGAACAATAGAACCTGGATATTCATCTTGAAGATATTCTGTAAGATCTAGTTTTGATGGAATACCATTTTCAGTTACCATAGAAATTCTATGGATATTTCCCATATAAACTATATCTGCAGAAAACTCTTCTGTCTGAGATTCTGGTTGATTATTTCCACCAACAATCAAAGTTCCGTTGAAATCTCCGGAGATGTTGATGCTTTCTTCTAAAAACTGTTTGAATGTTTTCATATCAACAATTCCACGCACGCAAACTTTTGTTGATTCTGCTATTTGGATCGTTAGCAGTTTTTGAAGAAGTAAGTTTCTTCTTCATTCCTTGCATCCTTGCACAGAATGATGCCCTGCGGGGATTTCCAACCTTCTTACTTGGTGCCTTAAGATCAGATCCTGGATTTTCTCTTTCGTAAGATTTACGTCCTTTCTCATTAAGTCCACCTTCTTTGTTTTGTCCTTCTCTACGTGTCCAAGCAGCACCTTCAGTATGAACAATTGGCTCTCCTGGTTGATACTCTACTACATGATATGATTGGACTTTAGATCCTGGATACACCTTTTCAACTTGATCTTGAACATCCTTTCTACTTGGAAGAGATACTTGTGGGAAGAACATCTTGAGTGAATAATACTTACCTTTCCAAGTCAACATTACGTGTACTAAGTTTCCAGTTTTTGATGGAATTCTTACTGCTTCCTCAAGTTCAACTTCCTCACTTACTGATTTCCATCCGCCACCAGCTTTCTTATATTCTTTAGCTGCCCAACCATTTGCATATGCGGAAGGATAAACATCAAACTTTGCTTTTGCTCTGGATTTCATTTTAGACCAAAGTGCGGGATTGGTAGGAACATTCTTTTCTTCGAGAGTTTGAAGTTCCTCTTCTCCAGCAATCTGTTCAAGAATCTTTCCGACAATTCCAGTATGTTCGGGTACACAATTTGGAACCATTCTTTTTCCTTTTTTCTTCATTCCAACTTGTTTGTATCCTGTCCAACAAGGTCCTTTTTCTTCATCCATAGATCCATGAACATTATGTTCACCACTATCTAAGTAATCTGCGGCCGCATCAAGATAATCTGCAGCCTTGGTAATTTTTGATTGTACCCATGCTTCAATATTACCTTCTCCTTTACCCATTTTTTTCTTAAGTCTCTTAGCCGCATTCATCACCGTAGAAAGTTCAGAACGAGCCATAGAGTGTTCATGATCTTTTTGTTCATTTGCTGGATGAAGTTGAGCGATGTCGTATTTCATTTGATTTGTGACTATTGATGATGGTAATGAATATAATGCCCAATATTTTGGACCATACCTACATTCCATTTGGGTTTCATTTTTTTGGCATTTTGGACAAAATCTCTTTTCATTTACTGAAAACATTGGTCCATTCCAATCAGGAAGAGAAGAATCGTGTGTTTCTTCTTTGATTTTATTGGATACCATTTTTGGTTTTCCTCCTTTTCCTGGACGATCTGCTACAGGATCTGCTTTTCTTTTTCTTCTTACTGCAGCAGCAATTTCATCCTTGGACATCTTTGATGCCTTTTCTTTTGAAAGACATTTTGGTTTACCCTCTCCAGGTTCACGAGCACATTTGCCAATTCTTTCACCTTTTGTATTATAACGATCCCATCCTCCACCACCTACTCCACCTTCTCCACCAGTTCCAAACCATTTACGAAGATCCTCATACGCCATACCTCTGCGAGTATGTTTAATTTCACCTTTTTGTTTTGCAATTAATTTTTTTGAAACTGTGTCAAAATCTTTAATTGGATTTTCATCAGGAACTGGTTTTTTAGGATTATCATAAACGTCCACATCTCCATCAGCATCACGATCAACATACTGAACAGTTGAGTGATGTACCAACTGTTTTAGATCCAAATTGGGATCAAGTTGATGTTGTTTTTTTCCAAGATGTGGAGTTTTATGAGTAAATTTGGTGAACTGGGATTTCATCAAATGATATCAAGGATCTTTTTATATTTAGTAATAAATTGCACCCCAAAGTAATGAATTTAAAAATTTAAATCCAATTGAAAAAGATCGTCTGTAGAACCATCTGATAATAATAATGTTCTTCCATCAGATGATAAGGAAAGTCCATTAATACTACTAATTGAAGTTCCGAAATGATTTGATGGAACAGCAATATATGCCCAACCACCTGACCAACTTTCTAATGCATTCGGTGTTGGTAAGAAAAATGCTACAATTCCATCAGTTTGGTCAGTACTAATGAATAGATATTTTCCAGTAGAATCTATCGTTACTCCATTTGGATCAGTACCTACACTAAAAGTTCCTCCAGGAGTTGTTGTGACTCCATTATTGAAAAGGTTTCCCGTGGTAGTTTGAAATCTTATATTATCATAAGTTGCTGTATTGCCATCAAAAGGAGTAGAACACGAATATTGAAGTATATATTCATTTGTAGTATCAGTAATCCACATTTTCGTTCCATCAGAACTAAAAGTAATTCCAGATGGTGTGATAGTTTGTGAAGATATTGATTTTTGCGTGACTGCACTTTTCATCACAGAAACATATGGTTGTTTCAAATCATACTGATAAACAGTATCTCCAGAGCTTCCAACATAATAGAGTTTAGTTCCATTATCGCCGAAACAAACTCCTTCAGGAATGCCATCACCAACAACAAAACTTCCTATTCTTGTAACTGAAACTCCATACGCAGAAGTAATAAACTCAGTTACCGCATCATTAGAAGAATCAACTACAGTCAATCTAGTTCCATCAGAATTGTATGTTATTCCACACGTCTGTCCAGTTTGCGTTATAAATGTTGCAATACTATTAGATTGAGTACTGAATGAAAATCCACTTAAAGACCAAGCAGAACTTACAGTAAATTTATTCAAATATCTAAGATTTGCTGAATAAACAATAATAGATAATCCATCACTACTCCAAGTCATTGCTTCTGGTAGTAACTGACTATTTGCTACACCTCCGGATAGTAAAGCAGACACACTGTTATAAGTAATCGTTGTTGTATCCCAAGCAGTTGATAAATCATATTCATATATCCTATCATTAGTATCCCCCAAAACCCACAATCTTGTCCCATCTGGTTTGAAAAAGAACGAAGTTGGTATTGTATCTTGACCACTTGTTGATGTAAATGCAGTCCAGGATGCAGTAGTTACATCCCATGCAGTTGACAATGCCCATTCATCAATACCATTTCCAGTATCACCAAGAGTATACATTTTTGTGCCATCAGAACTAAATGCAATATCTGTTGGTAGTGTTTCTTGAGATGCGATTGAAAATGTTTTAACTGATTGCAAATCTGCACTTAATATTGAACTTTTATCATCTACAAGTTGATATGTAAAAATTGCGTCTGCTCCACTATCAACAACATTTACATAATTACCCCCAACATAAATTCCTGCTGGATTGGTACTTCCACCAATATATGAACCATAATTTGCAGTTGTTGCATTACTAGTATTGAAATGCGAATTAATGAGAGTTATGGTTGAACAATCAAAGGGAGTTGATACTGTATATTGCCTAAATGCGGCATTAGTACCACCAGTTGCAGCACATGTCCAAAGACCTTTACCGTCTGGAGTCCAACTTACTCCACTCAAAAAAGCAGTATCGGATTGTTGATTTAACCTCCAATAATAAGTTAAATTTCTCCAATTGCTTAAAGTTCCTGCCTTTGTTGATTGGAGTGCATAATTATCATCCGGTGAATACATACCAGATCGTGTTGTTGATTGTTGAATATATGATCTTCCAGATAATAGTCCCAGTTTTTTCATTAAGAAATATCCTCATAAGAAACAATAATATTCAATCTGTTTGCAACAGAAGCAGTTCCTCTAAGTGTATCTCCTTCTTCCAAATAAAAATAACTCTCTTTCGTGGAAAGAATTTGAGTCGCATCAGGTGGTACATAAATTGTTGATGCAATGAAAAATGCACTAGAACCATCAGTCGCAGCAATTGCTACCGACACATCTACTCCATTTGTTCCATCAATATTTGCTGCAAAAATGCTGTTAATTTTTAATACTTTTCCACTTGCAGTATTATTTGTAACAATACCTACTGTATCAGTGGTTGTTAAACCAACTCTTGCAGTTTTTCCTGTGATTGTAGTTGGATTTTTAAGATTTGGTGCTGCCATTTTAGAAAATCATACTCATCATTACTGAACTTATTTCTGGAGTTAAACTTCCTCCACCTTCTATATTTATTGTTGCTATTCCAGAAGAGACAGTAACTGTAGAAATACCAGAACCTCTAAAGTCTAATAGAGTAACACCAGTTCCTACTGTTCCTCCTGCTGTTGCAATACCAAGTGTAGATCCTCCACCTCCTCCAGTAGAGTTAATCGTAACTTGTCCTGTTGAACCGGAAATAGTGATATTATCTCCAGCAACAATAGAAGTTACGATACCAGTTAAGTTTGTACCTGAACCAGTTGTGGTCAGATAATTACTTGAATCAACACTTCCATCTGCTTTTAAGAACTGACTCGAAGTTCCGCCAGACTTCACGAATGATGTAGAGGTGACAACACCAACAGTAATATGAGGAGTCCCAGTTAATCCTTGAGCAACTGTTGCAATACCAGCAGTAGTAGCATAACTTACATTGATATGATAAGTTCCAGTTAATCTTGCAGAATTGATAGTTCCTGTAGTGATATTTGCAGCATCAGAAAGATTAGTTGCTGTTGTTGCAGTACCAGTTATGTTACCTACAAATCCGCCAGTTGATGTTGTAACTCCAGAAATATTCAGTTGTGGAACACTTAAAGTACTATCAGTAACTTGCATTCCACCGGCAGAAAGTCTTACTCCATTAGGTACTTGTGTGCTACCAATACCAATCGCATAGTTACTAATCCAAGCATCAGTACCAAGTCCAAAAAAAGTTCCAGACTTAAACCACATGAACTTCTTATATGTTGCTGGATTAGTTTCTCCTACTCCAACATCATAAAGACTGATGAGTGGTGTTCCTTCCGTGGATGCAATCGCAATACCACCATGATTTGCAGTATTATCAGTAGAAATATCATTACCTAGTGCATCAGTTCTGAAACCAAGAACAATATCAGGGTCATAAACCTTAAATTCAGTTGTGAATAATGTAGCAGCAGTACCGCCAATCGTAATGTTACCATTAACATTTAAGTTACGATTAACCTGAAGGTCTCTTGTAATCGTAACGTCTTGTGGTGCAGTGAATTGACTTGGAATACTTAATGTTGGTGTAGAACCTTCACCAGTTCCACTGGTAACTGTGATTTGATTTGATGTGCCAGTGATTGACTGGACATAATCACCTGTGGTATCCCCACCAAGAGCAACACTATTGGGTTGAATTGTTGCTGCTAGTGATACGTTACCAGTTCCATCGAAACTAATTGGTGAAGCAATTATATCTCCAGTAATTTCAAATGTCCTTGAGTTCTGAAGTGCTGTTGATATTCCTGCAGTTGTTGCATATGCTACTGATATAGTAGAAAGATCTGGTTTATTCGTTAGATCGTTATAATTTCCGGAGAATGTTGATACTTGAGATCCGCCAACATAAATTGCAGTTGCACTGATAATTCCAGTGTTACCATTGATTGTTACACCAGAACCAACATTTACTGTATTATTTGTTCCATCAATTGTTACTGATTGATTTCCTACAGTCAGTATTCCCGTAATCTTAGCGTTTCCTTCAACAAAAAGTTTAAAGTCACTCTTTGCAGTGGTCCCAACACCCACATTAGAAAGTGTGTGAATTCCTACAGATGTTGATGCCCAATAACTTTCTCCACCACCTCCACCTCCACCAGAGACAGTTTCAAATACAAAACTTTCAGTAGAATGATTGTATTTTAAAAACTTACCATCATAAGCAGAAGCATTTGTAGCAATACCAACAATATCATCAAGATACTTTAATCTTGTTTCTCCTCCACCACCAATCGTAGAAAGTTGTTGTTGAATGCGATTGATGAATAAACGATAATGACTTGAAAGGTCTTCAAGAGTTGCAAAGTTTTGATTTAATGGAGTTAGTGGGTCTTCGTCATTTAATGACAAAGATTTATTGGATAGTTGTTCTTCAAGATCTATTTGATTTAATTTTATCGTTTCTACTAAATCATAAAGATAATCCAATGATGATAATTGACCATCAATTTTTTCAATTTTATGGTTTAAATTTAGAATATCTTCATCATAAAATTTAACTTCAGGAAGATTTGCAATTTCTTCTTTAAGTTTTTCGAAGTAATTTAATAAAACTTGATCTGTTTTAACACTATTGTTATTAAACTCTTTGAGTTTTTCTTCGAGATTGATCTTCAGTAAATTATATTCATTTATAATTTCTTTTTTTAACTTACGATCATCATCTTTAAATTCTTTGTGATACTCCCAAATTTTAAGAGATGACTCTCTAAGTTCTTTCCAAATATTATCTTTAGATTCTTGATATCTTTCTTCTAAATCTTTAATTTCAGATTCAATCTGAACCTTATTTTCAAAATGCCTTACTTCGTTTTCTTCAACAACATCTCTTATGTTTATTTCAATTCTTTCACGAAGAGTTTCAATACTGTCATTGACTTTTGAAAAATTATCATCAATTAATGACGTTTTATTATCTAAAATGGTAATCGTCTTTCCAATCCAAGAAAAATCCGGAATATTATTTACTTCATTTATCCATTTGGGAACATTGGGAATTTCTGATTTAACTTCTTGAATCTGACTTTGTAAATTTTCAATATCAGAATCATAATATTTTACTTCTGGAATTGAAGATGCGAGTATCTGAATAGACTCACAAATATCTTCTAGTTCTTTATCATAATACTTTATTTCTGGAATGTCTGGAATACTTTCCCTAACATCATTAATTAATCGAAGAACTTCATTGAGTTCTAAACTCTTTTCTTCTGGTACAAATTCTTCAACTAACTCTTTTATTTCATCCTCTTCTTTTTCGACAAAATCTTCAACAGAGGGTAATTCTTGTTCCACTTCCTCTGTTAAAAATTCTTCTATAGATGGCAAATTGTCATCTGAGACAAATTGCTCAATCGAAGGTAACTCATCCTTTGACATCTTATTAGTAACGATAGTACTTTGGGATTTCTCTCCCTTTGTACTATTTATTATCTTCTGTAAGTCCGTTCTTTAAAAGTTTTGATAACTCTGCAGTGGAACCAACAAAAAGTGCATTGGTGACATTTGTGGGTCCTTTAACTTTTTGTTCATCAATATCTTTGAGTTTCTTCTGAAGGTCTATCAATTTATCTGTAGCATCAGCAACGTTTTTAATCAACTGACCAGCAACTTCATAAGCTCTTGGCATCTCACTTTCTTGTGCAAGTTCTAAGATACCATTAAGAGCCTCTTGTCCCTTTTCAATGATTGAATATAAGTTACCTCTAGTGTACTCATAATCTTTTTTTAAATCATTAATTGATGAGGATGCAATTGTCTCTACCTTCTCTTCAATAGATTCAACCTCACGAGATACTATATCTCCTGTTACATTAAATGCATCGTTAAGGTCATCAAACTTTTTTGTCATTTTCATACTCTTTCATTAAAATGATCCACTAAATCCGAAATCATCGCCAAATTGAATTAGATTTGCATCTGCATTGGTGATTAGTTTAACTTCAGATCCAGAAACATGAGATACTGGAGATGTTTCATCATATCCACGTTCAACAGTGATTTTGTTTCCTGACTTAGAAGCAACTCTGAAGTTTTCGTCATCAATAACTATTACTCCACCAACAGAAATTGATGATGCATCATTGACTTCAATGATAGTTGCTAAGTCCGTTACATCCTTAGAAAGATTTGTGACAACATTATTAGTGTAACTCTTGGTAGCTACTGGTTCAACAGAATAAGTAACTTCTCTTGTTGGAGTATTTGTACGATCTCCTGCAATGTATCCAATAGAAACTTTTTCGATAATATCTTTGGAAACATCCGAGATTGGTCCAAACAAATATGTCTTTACAGTAAATCTTAAAGTATAAATTAGTGCCCTTCTAGTTGAATAATCTCCTTCATAATCATCTTGCATTGATATTCCTTCAAGAACAACAGGAATATCTCTTTTTTCTCCAATGGTTTCAACAAGATCAACACTCATTGTATACGCAGGTTGGAAATATGGAATAATCTGTTCAATAATCTGAAGCATATCATCATTTAACTTAGTCATAATACTAAGTTCAAATGACATATTATAAGGCACTGGCATATAAGACTTTCTTGGTTTAGTCTTATCAGAAGTTATAGTAGATAAAAATGTTTGAGTTGTAGTTACCTTTCTTGAAGTGTCATATGTCAATCCAGTGAACTCAAATGACATTCTGGGTAATGACATTTGAACTGGTTGATTTAAGTTTGGTGCTTGTTCTAATCTTGCTAAAAACTTCTGGATTGGTCCGTATGCAAGAGGAACTTTAGTATGACTTACAACATCATTTGAGTTGTTTGTATGTTTAATTGAAATATTATTAAACAAAGAACCAAAAGAGACAATAGTTCTTCTTAATATCTCGTGGTAAAAATATTCAAACATTTGTCAGGAGATTATGATAAACTATTTATGGATTTCCAAAAGGATTAGACTCACTAAAATCTATAATTGCATCAGCTTCAGTTTCTATTGTATCATTCTCCGCATATCTATCAGTTCTATTATATCCGTCCACTATCCTTACTTCATATGTTGCACCAGATTTTGAACCAGTTAATACGTCACCATTTACAAAAGATCCTGAAATATTTGATACCTTCAATACACTGTCAACCAAATTCCATTCTTTAACTATTGCAGTAGTGGAACTTATACTTCCAACCACTGTTTCATTGTAAATATAAGTTCCTGATCCAGATGAATATGGTGATGAAATAGTTATTGTTGGAGTATCTGTATAACCAAGTCCGGCATTTGTTATATAAATTGCCGTTACAACACCTGCAGTGTTTACATGAGCTCTCGCGGTTGCAGTTATTCCCGCCCCTGGCGCACCACTAAATGTTACCGTTGGTTCTCCAACATATCCAGAACCACCAGAGGTTAAAGTAATTATACCAACAACACCATTACCAATGGTTGCTGTTGCCGCAGCTCCTGCACCTCCGCCACCGACAAATGTAACTGATGGTGCAACAGTGTATCCATATCCTGGATTTACAACTTCAACACCTTGAACTTTATAATTTTCAGTATTTCCATTACAATCAACCAATCCACCAATAAGTGTTGCAATTCCAACCGCAGTAAGTCCACCGATTGGAGCTGAAGATATTGCTACTCTTGGAACCGATTTATATCCGTTTCCTCTATTTGTAACAGTGATAAATCTCACCCCACCATTTACTATTCCAGTTACAGCTGTTGCAGTAACTCCTGCACCAACCATAGTTAGAGATTGAATATAACCATCGTCTTTTACATTATCATCAATTTCTTCAACACCAGTATCAATAACTTCATCCTCATATCTAAACAGTTCACATCTCAATTCATAAACGTAAGTTTTTTGGAGTTGATAAAATGGTTTTTCATGTTCGACAAACTTAATTTCAAATAATCTATCCCCCAATGGAAACCAAATTAAATCTCCTTCCTTTGGTCTTGTGGATAGTTTAATATCTGGTATATTTTTTATAAGAGGTGAGATGTAAGTTTCAAACCTTTCTTTTGATATTATCAAGTTCAAATCATTCAGTGGTTGAACACCAAACTTTGAAAGAATAGTACCTTGACCCTCATATCCATCATAAGTATCCACGTATGCTTCTAAAGGATACGCATTATCAAATTTGGATTCAATGACCTCTTTTATAATAGTCTTTTCTGTGATATATCTTCTTGGAATATAATAAACCTCAACACCATACATGCGAAGTTGTTCGTTAATTAAACTTTGAACTAACGATTGCTCAGATTTTGATCCTTGAAGAAAAAATGGATTTAACATACTATCCAATCATATCTAATGGTGGTAGTTCGTATGTGTTGGACATTCTTTCCATTATAGTTTCGAGTTCTTTCTGTGCATCATCATAAATTTGTCTTCCATTTAATTCAACTCCACCTGGCAATTTAACTCCTTGGAATTTTATCAAATTCTGACCCCACTGTTTTTTAATAAGAGAAGTCAAATACATCTTTAAGAAAGAATCATTCCACACTTTAGAATAATCTGTAGGATCTAAAGTTCTATAACAATCAATAATTAGATAAGTTCCTGCTGTTACCGAACCCCAATCAATATCTAAGTATAATCGATCTTGTCTCTTATTAAATCTAATTTGTTTTTGTGTGGTAAGTAAAAACTCAATGTCTTCCAGATAAGTTTTTACCATCGCATAAGTGAGAAGTTCAGTTGATCCCCAGTAGTAAATGTCATTCAGGAATAACTGATACTTCACACTAAACATATTATTGGTAATGGTATTTGTCCCATCAAAGTGAAATATTTTATTAACTCCTATTACTGAAGGTGGAATTTGTAAATAATTCCCACCTTCATAAAAATTGAATTGGGTTGTTAGTCCAACATTATGATTTACAGTTATTGTACTTATTCCAACACCAGAGGTTGGTTGAGCCTTGCCTCTGTTAATATCATCTTCAGTTATCTGATATTTTAGAAATGTTGGATATACGCCATCAAAATGTCTCTCTTGAAAGAACTGAATAGCATCATCTACTAGATCTTCAATTTGTTCATCCGCAACATTAATTTCCAAAACTGGAGCACCCAGTTTCCTCTTACAATAATCAATTAATTCTTGTCTAGATGATGGTTGTGCCATTTATTCATTACCCCTTAAGGTATTTATGGTGCGGAAGATATTCCAGAAATAACTAAAACATTGCCACTTGCAAGTCTATAAACAGTAGATCCAGAACTTACAAGAATGTCATAAACATATCTACCTTCACTCAAAGATCTTGTTGCAGTACTTCCTAAGGATAAATTAAATTTGCCACCAATAGCACTGGTAAAACCAACATTAAAAGTTGCTGATGCATACATTGATGAACCGATGGAAACACTTTTTGCCATCTGAGAGGATCCTGTCCATCCATCAAAATTAAAAGGAGATCCTGAAGTTGTTTTTACGGTAAAACTATCTAAAAATGATGCACCAGTGTTGATGACTAAATTTGATCCATATGCGACGCCAGATGTTGGATCGAATGTAATTGTGTGAGTTGCCATTAGAATTTAGATACAACTTCTTGTTGTTTTAAATATAACTTAATATAAGACTTTGCGTAATTTTTAATTACTTCAATTTCATCTATACTATCTATATCTCTTGCAAGTTTTTCATATTCAAACATTTTATTGATATCCTCTAAAGAAATACTATTTGGATCCATCAATTAACTCCCTTAATAAACTTTTAATTTCACCTAATTCACTTTTAACAGTTTCTATTTCTCCCTCAATATTTTTTATTTTATCATTACTACTTTGTTTAGAATTTCTAAGTGCAATATAGTTGTTATATTCATTCATGTCTGTATTTAAAATTGCTTTTGTTTTTTGGTCACGTACTAAATTTACGTGACCCTCTACCTTTGCGTAATTCATAATTATGCGAGAGCAATAGTTCTAAGATCTCTAAGTC